GCAATTTTCTTTTCCATATCTGTTATTGTTTCCATACCTACTCATAAGAGTAACGCACTATGCCTAAAGGCTATTTATAGTCTCATAGTCGACCAAGCAAAAAATTCGCTTAGCATTAGATAACGTCTCTGACATAAGAGACGAGTAATAACAACCATATAAGAGAATATATAAGGAGTTATATAAAAGGTTATCCGTTAATAGAGGGAATAAAGGCTAATAAGGTTAATAGGTTTACTTTTTAATCATATAACTTCTTTTCAGATTTGATTTTAGCCTATTTTAACCCATTAGAAAGGAGATAAAGGGGGAAAAACCCCCATTTTAACCCCCTTTTTCCCACTCTTTTCCACTTCAATTGTCATGAAAAAGTTAAACAAAATGACAATTGTCTCCGATTTTCCCGGGCTGAGACAAAAAAAAGTTAAACAAAACCTAATTTAGGGTCAATTGCTGACAATATTATGACAATCGACCCTAATTAAGTTAGATAACTGGACAAACTACTACCCCCAAGCGGAGATAGTAGTAGCGTCAACCATAGGAGTTGGAGGAGTCACAAGTTTCATACGCTCTTCACCGTCTGCATTAACAGTAAGTTTAAACATAGCGTCACCGGGGTAATTAAAGGTGCCTTGTGCTTTCATTGTTCTTGTCAGTCTTTGTGAGAGGTACACCCACTCATTTTCGTCAGGCTTTCCCTTTGGATAGATTCTGATGAAGTAATAACCATTTTTGTTGAGCATTACCTTTTGACTAACCTCAAAACCCTTGCATTCCGCAACAGTTTTGTTTTCTAATTTCTTGATATCCATATCTGTTTTATGTGGGGGGTTACACCACACTCAATCACGAGACGGGGTATTTGATATTGACGTCCCCTCACCTCTCATGGATATAAAGGGGTAGGGGGTTAGAAAAAAAATTTCTTTACGACCCTGGCAAAAAATTGGGGGGGGGGTCTAAAATTTTGGGGGAAATTTTGGAAAATTTTTTTTATTTTAGATTATCACTTAAGGTTTGGAAACTTGTCTTCCAAAGGTAAGATTATCTCTAGTGTTTATATCTTTGTGGGTAAACTGCCAGATCTCCCCGTTGTCTAAAATGACGGTATAGATAGTATCGGTTTCATGACCGTAATCTGTGACTAGCCATACAATACCTTTTCCTTTGGGAGTAGTTACCTCTAGTCTGTTATGAGGTTCGTATATGTACATTGTTGTCTCTTTTACAAAGTTGTGTGTAAAGGTCTAAGTCGGAAGACCACTCCGTTCCTGTCCACCATTCAAACCCTTTAAAGTTAGATTTATAAATACAGGCTTCTTCATAGCCTCCCATTAAGTATACGTAGGTGGCAGAGTTTTTAGTTAATTCTATCTCGTAGTATAGGGATACGCTTCCCAAAGATAGTTTAGGGTCTTCATAGTCCCACAGAAACTGATAGTCAACTATGTCTTTTTGGTCTGTTTTATACTCTTTGAAGATAGATGCTCCAATAAGCTTTTCATTGTGCCAGTAGAGAATCGCAAAGTAATCTAGGAAGTCTTCTAGTTTTATATCCCTTTTGTATCCTTTAGTGGTTATGTATTTTTCGTAGACAGGTTGAAGTCTATCTACTTCTTCTTGAGTTAGGATTACTTTAGATATTTGGACTTTATTGGCTAAGCGTTTTACAGTCTTGGTGGGTTTATAGTCACTTATTTTAATTCTAGTTGATCTTAAATTATACCAGTATCCTTGCCATTCTACCCAGCCTTCATTTAGATAATTATTATAGTCTGTTCCTAAGGCTATTCCCTTAGGGTCTGAGTAGATAAAGTCTTGCTCTGTAATCTTGCCAAAGCCTGTTATATGATCAAAGATAACCTGTATCATAACTATGTTGTAGATCTATTGTAAATCAAAGATAGTTAATTTAGGTCTCTTTACTTATTTTTAAATAAGCTTATCTTTGTTGTATGAGACAGTATCCAGACTTTTGGGGGGATGGCTATGCAACTGAGTTGATAGAAGCTATCCTTAAAGGAAGGGCTGAGCGTACTTATATCTCTGCTTACGATGTAAGCGTTTTAAGGGCTCAGAGTTTTGACTCTTATAGTCCTGTTAAGGGAAGTTTCTTTGTTAATGGAAGTAAACTTTATTTAACTTTAAGTAAAGGGTATAATGGATTGTCTGTTCCTTTTACGACTGAGTTAATAACCGAAAACAGACCCGCAGGAAACTTAAGGTTTGAGGGTACTATTCCAGAACCTACGTTTATAGCAGCAGATCCCTATCAGGAACCTCCTTATGTTGCTATGCCTTTCTTCTTGATTATGACAGAAGAAGGAAAACTTTTAATACAGGAGTAAATAAATTAAGATAAACTAAGATAAAATACAATTAAATGAATATATCAGGTCAAGTAGTAAAAACTAGTCAGTTACCTAAAAAGACTCTAGGACTAGGTGACTCTTTACTAGCTTTAATTAACTCTCCACTAGAAACTGTTACAGTACCTGTTTCAGAGTTTGTTACTTTTGTGTCTAATCAGATAGCTTTAGGAACTTATACTCTAGATACAGTAACTACCGCAGGAAACACCACGACTAATGTAATTAACGTAGGAGGAGTAAACTCTCCTTACCTTCAGTTAAACACAGTAAGTCCCGGATCTCAAGCAGTAGGTAGATTTGTTTGGAACGATACAGATGGAACTGTAGACTTAAGACTTAAAGGTAATAATGTCACTCTTCAGTTAGGCCAAGAAACAGTCGTAAGGGTTGTAAACAAGACAGGAGCAGATCTTTTAGAGTCTCAGTATAAGGTTGTAAGAGTAAGAATCGCTTCAGAGGGAGGAGCACAAGGTCAGAGACTGGCTGTTGTGTTAGCTCAAGGAAACAACGACCCTGACTCTGTTACTACTTTAGGAATCGTTACAGAGGATATTGGAAACAACCAAGAAGGTTTTATTACGGTTTTTGGAAACGTAAACGGAATCAATACCACAGGATCTCTTCAGGGAGAAACTTGGGCAGACGGAGACGTTTTATTTTTAAGTCCTACTACTCCTGGATCTTTAACTAAGGTTAAACCAGTAGCTCCTAACCACACCGTAGTAATGGGATATGTGGTATATGCCCATGGGGTAAACGGTAAGATATTCGTCAAGGTTGACAATGGTTATGAGATTGATGAATTACACAACGTCAAGATAACTAGCGTTGCAAATAACGATTTGTTGCAGTACGACTCCACCCAGCAAGTCTGGAAGAATGTGACTGTAGCAACTGCTGTACCTACTCCTACCCTAGCGGCCGTAACCACAGCAGGCAATACTACATCTAACAGTATTATTTATTCGGGCGCTACCGAAGCAATAAGACCAAGTGTTGATTCTACTGGTGCACTCGGTGCGTCTAATTACAGATGGCTAAATGTTTACACAAGAGGGGTTAATTCTGGTGCAAACTCATTAGATATCCTAGGTACAAATATCAACCTGAATGACAATTCTGGGAACATTAAACTTCGAGTGTTTGGTTCTACAGGAAACGTAGTTATTCAGAATGGAGGTACATTTACTGATGCTGGTTATAGATTAGACGTTAATGGAGTAGTGAGGATGCAGAACAGTGCTTCTAGTGCGGCTACAACAGGTTTAAGATTAGCAAATTCAGCTGTTGCTTCTGTTACCGCAGGTCAGGGCGTACAATTAGATTTTGCAAATGACAGCGGATTTGCTACTTCGCTTTCTTCAAGTACAATTAGAAGTATAACTACAAACACAGCCAATGGTGGAGCAGATTTATTGTTTTTAAACTATGATGGTTCTGCTCTTACTGAGTACATGAGAATAACAAGACTTGGTAATGTAGGTATCGGAACAACTAGTCCTGGAGCTAAATTAGAAATAAACGGAAACAGTTACCAAACGGGATTAAGAATAAGTGATACAACTAGCCATAGTACAAATTTGTTTCAATACGGAACTGTTTTTAATATAAATAGTCAATTTCTTGGAGATAGTATTAGTATTCAACCAGCAGATTACTTTAAAATAAGTACTTATTCTGGGGGTATCGTAGAAAGACTTAGAGTAACAAACGGAGGTAACTTGTTATTAGGTACTACAACTGATAGTGGTTATAAACTAGATGTTAACGGCACAGCCAGAGTACAAGGAACAACCACCATAACTCCTGCTGCTGATACTTCTGCAATAGTTTCTACAGGTTATTCTGTAACAGGAAGTGGTACTACTCCTTTGATAGATTTAAGTGGAACTTGGAATACTACTGGGACACCTACTTTAATTAAAGCGAATCTTACAGACACTGCATCTAATGCAAGTTCTTTCTTAATAGACCTGCAAGTCGCAGGTTCAAGTCAATTTAGAGTTAGAAAAGACGGATATGCAAGAGCGTCTCAAGGTTTTGTTATAGGCACGTCAAACGGTAATGATTTGGTTAGTTCTAGTGGAGGAGAATCTTATGTTGCTGGAGGTTTATTTACTTCTTTGAGATTTGCAAGTAGTTCTACTGAAGGCTATGGATTAACAATATCTGGTTTTAATGCCTCAACAAGAACAAATACAAGCGGTGCAGCAGGAGTTTTACAATTAGCGCACGGATTTGCTCCAACAAGTGGAGTCGGAACTTTTATTGGATTGCTTTATAGAGGTACAATTAACCAAACAGGAGGAGCTAGTGGTGTAACACGAGGATTATATGTTAATCCTACTCTAACCGCAGCAGCTGATTGGCGTTCTATTGAGTGGTCGAATAATAGCGGTTGGGGATTATATGGAGTAGGAACTGCACCTAACTATTTAGGAGGCAGTCTAGTACTAGGAACAACCACTGTGAATGCTAGTGCTTTACTTCAAGTAGAGTCTACTACTAAGGGTTTCTTACCTCCTAGAATGACTACAGCGCAGATATTACTTATCTCCTCTCCTGCAGAAGGTCTACAGGTCTATAATACAGATCTTAAGACTATTTGTTTCTACAATGGAACTGCTTGGCAAAGAGTAACTTCTACCGCTATGTAATTTTAAAAATGATATTATATTTGTAACACACTTAATTTAAAACAAAAATATGGCAACTAAAATCCAAACTGTTACTGTACCTGCACGTGGTGAAGGTAAGTACTTTACTATCAATGCGTTAACTTTTCCTATGAACGCAACTTCTATTACTTTTTACTGGCAGATCTTGACCGAAACCTTTGAGACTGTAGAAGGTTCTGAAACTCCTGTTTCTAAACCCGGTTCTTCTATCTTGGACGGTAACTTGATTATGAAAGAAGACGTTATTGCTACTTGGGGAACAGACGACTCTGTAGTTATTGATTGGGCATTAAGCGAATTAGGTCTTACAGCTGAGTAAGACATAATGTCATAATTGCCTAAAAGGTACTATATTTGTGTAAACCAACTAAAAAATTATGAATACCAAGTTAACCGAACAAGAGATCGAAGCAATCAAAGGCTTCCAACAAAAGACTCAAGCCGTTATTATGGATTTGGGTAAGATCCAATTGCAACTTTCTGACCTTGAGGACTTAAAGTCTCAAGTAATGGATGTAATGAAAGAAGTAAGCAAAGAGCAGGCTGAGTTCTTCCAAAAAATTGAGGAGACCTACGGTAAAGGTCAAATCAACTTGGAAACTTTTGAGCACATTGCAATGGAGACAGAGGCAACTGTTAGCCCTATCTCTGATGCAGAAATCCTCTAAACCTTGTAATTAACAAGCTTTTATAAACCCTCAGAGAAATCTGGGGGTTTTCTTTTTAGGATTTGACTTATTTTTTTAATATACTATCTTTGAAATAGAACCAACCTTTTCTCACCTAAAGTATAATCTATGAAAGTCCGAAGTTGCTTTGAACATTCTCTCAGATATAACCATAATGGTGAGTTTTTCTGTATTTCTCACACTACTACTGTTTAAGTGGTTAGTAGAGGACTACGTTCTTAGTCTGTTTAAACTAAAAAAAGGTATCTATATGAAACTAATTAATTTTATCAGTGCACTTTTCAAAGATGAGAAGGGTTCTGTCTCTATGAAACGACTGTGTGGCTTAGTCTGCACTATTACTTTGTGTGCTACATTGTACGCTAACTCTTTTACTGAAGCTCACTTTGCTCCTTCTACTCCTTTAGTAGATGCTGTTGCTTTGTTAGCTTTTGGTTGTTTAGGTTTGACTTCTGTAGAGAAGATCATGAAAAAGAAGGAGGACTCTGCTGAGGCATAATTATGAGCTACACTAGAGAACAAATCGAAGCTGCTGTAAAAGCAAAAGGTTATAAGTACTTTGAGAACGGAGACTTTAACGTAAACATCATTGGTGTACGTAACTCTTCTACTGGTACCAAAGTAACCAACGTATTTGACGACCACTTGACTATCTCTTATAAAGAGAATGGTGAGTGGAAATTTAAGATCTGGCCTGCTACTACTGATCCTGGAACTAAAGGAGTTAAAGAATTCCACAATGCTCAAGGAGTTGCTCGCTTAGTACCTGGTCAATATCCTGGTTCACACCATGTTGGTTTGCACCAAGGTAAGTACGAAGCTCTCAAACAGAAGGCTAACGTAAAGGTTTATCGTGACGCTAATAAAGATTTAAACTATGATGAAACAAAAATTACTGAAGGCATTTATGGAATCAACATTCATAAAGCAGGTGCTGACTCAACTTACGTTGAAAACTGGTCAGAAGGATGTCAAGTCTTTAAAAAATCCGCAGACTTTGACGCGTTTATGGCAATTTGTAAAAAAGCAGCTTCCGTAGGAGGTAACTCTTTTACTTATACTTTGATCGAATCTAAAGACATCAAGTAATGACTGCTAAGAAGATTAACTCTAATCCATTACCCGTAAGTTTTGATCAATTTAAAAAGAATCCAGTTGCTGCCGTTGCTTTTTGTATGCTGGTGGCTGTTAGCTATTTGTATTATGACGTTAAAACGGGGTATGCAGACCAGATTAAACTCTCTAACGAAAAGATGAATAATCTAGAGTTAAAGATTGATCGGATGAATACTGCACTTAAGAAGTCTGATAGCGCTCTCTCAGCAGCTATTACAGAACTTCGTATCATTAACACAATGAAAAAGTTTTAAAGAAATTTTAATTTAACTAAGATGAAGTACTTATTGGGAATTTTTGCTGTATTCTTTTTGGCTATCCATTTCTCTATGCCTTTGAGAGCTATTGATCCTGCTCCAGTAGATGAGTTAGAAATCATGCTTAAGAAGATTGAAAACAATCTTAGAGTTGCTTCTGCTGTAACATCTGTTGCTAAGGCAAAAGGAGAGGCTCTAGTGGAACAAAAGGTAGAAGAGAAGAAAGAACTACAGGAAGAGCTAGTTGTTGCCTCAGAAGAGCTTAAAATCGTTTCTGAGAAGGTTGAGATCTTTACTACTAGAATGGTAGAGGTAGGACTCGATACTACAGTTAGTTATGTAAATATCAATGAAGGGGACAACTTTGTATTTAAAGGTGCCCTTTATGATGAGTGGATGGAGTATAAAAAGAACGGAGGAGAATCCGACTTTGAATACTACAGACTCTACAAAAAGTAATTAATCTTTTTTGCTTTCCTTTGAAGCAGGCTTCTTACGAGGTCTGCTTTTCTTTTTCTTAGGAGCAGGTTCTTGTTTGTGAATCTCCTCAGCTATCTTTATGATTTCTTCTGCTGTGATTTGGACACTATTATCCTTTACTTCCTCTTTGGAGCCATAAAGATCTCTATAGTACTGGTCACTACGTTTTTCTTCCTTACGAGCAAGATACAGTAAAACCACTAAGATTAAAAAGAGAATGATGCCTAGAATTGTATTCATAGTACAAATATAATAATTTTAATTAAGGCAAGACTAAAAAATAAAAATAATCCTTCCAAAACTGCAGTCTTAGATTTCTTGTACGTTGATTTATTCTCAGGGTGGCTATTCTTCCAGGCTAAGATTGTCAATGTTACTTACTGTTTTAGATTATAGTAAAGCCGTTTTTACGCCCAAATAGCTTAAATTAAGCTAAGTCTCTGTTCTGTCCACTTATTGCCTACGGTCTATTAGTTGTAGGTCAGAGTACTTTACATTTCACTAGAACATTTTGACACTATCGGAGAAAACCAATTTCGCCTCAAGGGCTACTCTCACAATCCGACTTCTAGCAGGTTACCATCTCATCCTCACCTACGAACACTTATGCAGTGGTGTCAAATGCGAATATACTGTTGTTTGTGAGTAAGCAGTCTGCTCTGTGGATTGAATGTTAATATTTTATAGTCCTGCAGCTGATTGACCTGTAAGATAATCAGTTTGTTGCATAGGACTGTCGGTATCCATTAGAGAGTCTAAAGCATATTCGATATACTCCCACAACATCTCTTCCGTATACTTTTTTCTATAGGTAAAATCCTTGAATCCCTGATAAAGGGCATCTTTAAATCCTCCTATGTCTCCTGCAAGCTTTATGTCTTCGTCTTGCAAAGCCAACAAGAAGATGTCAAATACTTCTTGGGAAGTTGGTTTTTTAATTTTTTCCATCGACATAGTAGTATTGTTCTAACACAAATATAGTTTTAAATAATTTTTTGTCCATAGTCGGGGTGTAATACTTATCCTCAATTAAAATAATTATTTAGATTAAGATTCTAGCTAATACGTATAATATCAGATGTTACACTACTGTCTAGACTTAACATTTAACTTGACTTTTTTTGTTAGTATAGTATATTTGTTTAAGGAAAAATAAACCAAACCAACCAAAAACAATGAAAGTAGCACGTAAATATGAAGAAGGAGTAAAGTTGCATCAGGCCTACATTGATGTACTACTCAGACTTGCAGGTTACAGATTATCAGATCTATACACCAGTATCCTAGCCCACAGTTCATACTACGGTACTTTAGACAAAGAAGTAAAAGAAAAGATCTCTAGTGAGTTTAACACATCCATACAAGTAATTTCTAACGGAATTACTAAACTAAGAAAGATGGGTATCTTAGAAAAGAATACAGTCAATAGACGATTGTGTCCTACTAGCAAGCAAGGTGTTACTCTCACTTTAGTTCTTTCTACTCTAGTTTCTGAAGAAAACAAACAAGTTGCAACTGCATGACCTCAATAAAAGATAAGTACGATAGTATTCAAATCAAGACTTATGCAGTGTACTCAGATGTTGCTAAGGAACTTGGTATGACTATAGACCAAGTAAGTACTGTCTACGAGTGGTACCTAAAGAACACCATTGAGGAGATTAAAGAGTTACCTACTGTAAAAGTAAGATTATCTGGTCTAGGAGTATTAATATTTAATCCTGCAAAGGCATCTAAGTTAGTAGCCTCTAAGATTAAGTCAGAAACCTTGCTTACACTAGAGCCAAGAGAAGACTTAACAGCACTCAGAGGATACACTAACTACTACATGATAGAGGACTGGATAAGATTGTTTGAAGAGAGATACGAGAGAGGAAAGGCTAAGAAACTTTATAGACCTAATCAAGTAAGTCTTTTTGACTACAGTTTAAATCAGATGAAAGAAAACCACAAGAAATTATATGAATCCTTACAAAGAGTACATGGCCCTGAGCCTGAAGGGGTTAAAGAATCTAGACAAAGTACTGGAGGGAGTAGCAACGAAGACAGCCAACCAGTTTAAGTTACTGAGCAATGAAAAACAGGACATTATCGCAGACAGAATGGACATTTGTATCTCTTGTCCCTACAATTCGAGAAACGCAGTATCTTCCCCCGAGTATCTACAACTTACGGGCAAGCACTACAGCACTAACAGAGACGACCTTCACTGTTCATTTTGTGGATGCGTCTGTACCTACAAAACAGCATCTCTATCTTCGAATTGTGGAATAGAGACTTGGAACGCAGAACACCCTTTACATAAAATAGAACTAAAATGGAAAAGCGAAAATTAACTAAATTAACAATTAAGAATGGATGTGACAAACGTCCTGGAAGCAAGTGTGGAGTTCAAGTATACTTCCTTCCCGCAGACAAACCTTTAGTACAGGTTTCTTCTAAAAAATAAGATGATGGACAACCAACCAAATACCAGTCAGCCTTATGTACATGAGACCTTACAGGATAACTTATTTGAAACATTTAAGATATTTTGGAAAGCAGGATACTCATACGGTAAGACAGGCAGAGATGAAGACTTCTACGCACGTGTGCTAGAAGATATCATGAACATGAATCAAACAGACTTTCTAAAGAAGTACACAAATGGCAAGTAAAAAACAATCCTATATCTCCGCAGAACTTGAGTGGGCAGAACAACGGCTTACTGAGTGGAGAGCATATATTGATGACAATCCTATCAATGGTCTTAAGGATCGTATTGAGTGGAAACCAACAGCCAAAGGAGGAACTATGCCTATGGTTATTGCTAGTCAAGAATCACAAATCAAATCTCTTAGAGATACTATGAAAGAATACTTAGCCCTTTTAGAAGTAGTAGATCGTCTTAGAGAGAAAGAAGAACAGAAAGCAGAAGCTCGTGGATCTCAAGAGATCAATGGGAAGATGAAACAATTTAGTTAATTATGTATCCTAATCTAAATAGTCCTGAATTCCTAATCAATGTAAAGAATCTCCCTGACACAGACTCAGAGGAGTATACTGCATTTTGGGAGAACGAGGATAGGAAGATTACTGAGGGTGTGACTATTAACGGATTTTATTTTTCTCCTTTTATTTACTGGCACTTAAACTACTGGTCTATCTACATAGATACAATGATAGGTAAGCGTCAAGTTCGTAAGCTAGACAAACCTCAACTGTGGGACACTTACTTGGCTGTAGATGAAACTATTCATAAAGCTGAGAATCACGAGGACGGAAAGAAAGGAGTTGTAATGGTAGGATCTCGTCGTATCTCTAAGTCAGTTTTGACTTCCTCTTATATGGCCCACAAAGCTATCACACAGAAGGGATCGGATAATCTTATTTCAGCTCTTAACCAACCTGACTTAAAAGTAATTACAGACTACGTAGACTTAGGTCTTAGAAACTTACCTGACTACTTTAGATTTCCTCGTATCGAAGATGACTGGAAGAAGCAGGTTACTTTAGGTTTTAAAGACAAAAAGACTAACGCTAGAAATGAGTGGTCTAAGTTCCACGTACGAAACTTTGACGAAGGCAACAATACGGAAGCAGCTGCAGGTCTTACTCTTTCTTCTTTTCTTTTGGAAGAAGGAGGAAAAGGAAAGATCCTTAGTTGTTTAGCGGCAACTACTCCGTGTTTTGACAGTCCTTATGGTTGGCGTTGTTCTCCTTTTGTGATCGGAACTTCGGGAGATATGAGTAAAGCTGCTGACCTAGAAGAACTTTTCAATAATCCCGAGGCTTATAATTTTCTTCCTGTTGAAGCAAATGAAACAGGTAAAAGTTATGGACTATTTATTCCAGGAACTAAGTCTTTGAAAGTTCCTAAAGAAGAAAAGTCTTTAGGACTGCACTTAGGCAAAGAAGAGGCTTCAGAGTTAGACTTAATTAAGATCTGGGTAGCAGATGAGGAAAAAGGTAAAGAGCTTATCTTAAAGTCTAGGGAACAGATTAAAAAATCTAGTGGTCTTGAGACTTACCTTAAGGAAGTAATGTACTATCCTCTCACGCATGAGGAGTGTTTCTTAGAGCTTTCTCAAAACATCTTCCCAGTAGACTTGCTTCAAGAACAACTACAAAAGTTAACAGCTCAAGAGATTGTTGCTGATAACGTAGAACTCTACATAACTTCTGATGGATCTGTAAGACATAAGTTTACAGATAAAAAAGCTGTTACGAACTTCCCAGTTAAACCAACAGACGATATTGAGGGTTGTATTCAGATTTGGGAATATCCTGTCTCAGATGCTCCCTATGGGCTTTATACAGCAGGAACGGACCCATATAAACAATCTCAAGCACACTACTCAACTTCTTTGGGTTCAACTTATATCTACAAACGAGTACATAACCTTAACGGAGAGGGATGGCAGAATATGGTAGTAGCCTGTTACACAGGTCGTCCTAAGAAAATTGAGACTTGGTATGAGAATACTAAGATGCTTCTTAAGTACTACAATGCTAAGACTCTTTGCGAGAACATGGACTACGGTTTTATCCAACACTGTGTAGATAAGAATGAGTCTCCTAGAGTACTTGAAAGAACTCCTAAGTTTTTGAATGATATTCACCCTAACTCTACAGTTAACCGTGACTATGGTATTCACATGACTAAGGACATTAAGAGCTATCTAATGTCTTTGATTATCGAGTACATTACCGAAGTAGTAGATGTCGAGAGAGACGCTGAAGGAAATATTACAAAAGAACGCTTAGGTGTAACAAGGATTCTAGACCCTGTCTTGATTAAGGAATTAATTAAGTTCACTCCTAAGTTAAACGTTGACCGAGTAATCTCTTTTGGCCTTACTTTAGCTATGGCTAAGTCTTTAAATACTCAAGTCATTATCTCTAATACAAATGATGACAACAGAATTAATGCATACTTTAGAGAAAGAAAAGGCAACTCTTTATTCCGTACAACCTCTTCTCCCTTTAGATACTAATAACTAAAACTAAATAAAAATAAAATGATCATTGAAGCACTTAAAGAGTACACTGATCCAGTCAATCACGCCTACTTCTACCCTGAGCAATTTATTAGCTTAAGTGAGAAGCAGAAAGAACAATGGATCAAAGGTACCATGGATTACTTTGCTAACATTGCGTTTGCACAGTACAGGCAGAATATAAACTTTAGGAAGAACTACCGTTTGCTAAATGGTGAGTTTAACTTTGCTGACTACACAAACGTTCCTCAAATGCAGGAGTTGATTAGCTATCTAAATGATACTCCTGATCAAGATCCAGATGTTCCTCAGCATTTAAAGCACTATCCTATTGTAAACCCTCCCATCAACCAATTGAAGGGAGAGTTGATTAACCGTCCTCACAAGTACAAGGTTAAGGCAGTAGATGATGAAGCAGTAAACGAAACCATTGACTTTCGTACAGAACTGATTAAGGATCACTTTCTAAAAAAGTTACAAGCTCAGTTAGAAGGTCAGCCTGTAGATCCAGAGCAAGAAGCTCAAATGCAACAAGAAATCCAAAACAAAATTTTGGATTATACTTCAGTTGCAGAAGAGTGGGGTAATAAGACTTTGAATGCTCTTAAGTATCACTTTAACTTTAGAGAGAAGTCTCAGCAGTCTTTCTTAGACTTCTTGGTTACTGGTAAAGAGTTCCATCACTTTTACCCTGATAATTCTCGCTTAGGGTTTAACTACAAAACAGAAAACCCATCTAATGTATGGTACTTAGCTAATCGTAATGCTCAGTATACTTCTGATTGTTGGGCTTTAGGTTTGATTGAAGTTCTTTCTATGACAGAGATTGTAGATCGTTATAATCTTACAGGAGAAGAAGTAGAGCACTTGAAGAATCGTTCTCTGCAGAATCTTCGTAATAACGAATACTCTCCAATGGCTCCTGCTCTGCCAGATCCTAACGATCCTTTGTGGCAGTTGACATTTGAGAACGTAGGTGACTTTGCTAACGGAGGTATTGACCACAACGTATTCTCATTCAACTCTCAGCATGCCTACACCGTAATTACAGCTTACTGGCAGTCTAAGAAACGTATCTTTAAACGTACTTACTTAGATGAGGATGGATTCCAACAAGAAATGTTTGTATCTGAGGACTACAAGATGGATAAAACCTTAGGTGATGTTTCTCTTGAAGAAATTTGGATTAATGAGTGGTGGAGAGGTATTAAGATCGGTGCAGACATTTACGTATGTGTAGAGCCTTTAGAGTTTACTCAAAATGCACCTATTGTAGGAATCATTAACACTTCTAGAAATACTCAAGGTAAATCTCTTTTAGATCTGTTGAAGCCATACCAAGTTCTTTACAACATCTGTATGAACCAGTTGTGGGAGTTGCTTGAGAAAGAGATTGGGGTAGTATTCTTGGGAGACTTAAAAGTGGTTCCTAAGAAAGACTCTCAAGATCCTATTGAGACAATGCTTTGGAATGCTAAGAACAGAGGAACTCTTTTGATTGATACTTCTATTGAGAATACAGGAGGAGCTGTACAGTTTAACCAATTCTCTCGTATTGATCTTACTCGTTCTCAAGAAATCCAAGCACGTATTCAGTTAGCACAGCAGCTTCGCTTAGAGGCTTATGAGTTGGTAGGTATTACTCGTCAACGTTTAGGTAATGCACAAGCATCAGAAACTGCTACAGCAGCTAACAATGCTTTGATTCAATCCTTTGCTCAAACAGAAACTTGGTTTGCTTGGCACGATAACATCTTACAGAAAGTTTATCAGACTATCTTGGATATGGCTCAGTACATTGAGTTACAGAAACCTACATCTACTTTAAATTACTTAAATAATGAACTAGAAACTGTATTCTTACAAGTGTCTAAAAATGAATTACTCCATGAGTTATTTGTATTTGTTTCTTCTTATGCAGAAGACAAAGTAACCTTAGAACAGTTAAAGCAGTTGGCTCAACCTGCAATGCAGAATGGGGCAGAGCTTTCTGAGATGGTAGACTTGTTTACTGCTAACTCTGAGAGAAGCTTACGTAAGACTCTAGCAGATGTACAGAATCGTAAGGAAGCCATCCGTCAACAAGAACAAGCGCTTAAGCAACAACAGTTGGAGCAACAACAAGCACAGTTTGAACAGAAGATGCAGATGGAAGCTGCTCAGAAAGCAGAAGAAGCTAGAAGAGATGATATGAACAAACAACTTGATCGTGAGAATAGATTGCAAGTAGTTCAACTTCAAGGTATTGCTAACGAAGGTTCTTACAATCCAGATGTAGATACTACTGGTCTTCTTATTCAACAAACTAAAATAGCTCAAGATATCTCCAAACAAACTTTTGAAAAAGTAACTAAGAATAAAGAGTTAAGTCTGAAAGAAAAAGAGCTAGCGTTGAAAGAAAAAGACATAGATACTAAACTTAAGATAGCTACAGTTAATCGTAACAAGTATTCTAAAGAGTGAAACTAGGTTACATTTATACATTGTCTGATCCACGTACTAACCAAATTAGGTATGTGGGTCAGACTATTAACTCCCCGTCAAAAAGACTTGCTCAGCACTTACACCAAGAAGCTAGAACAGTTGGAAAATTAACTTATGTAAATTCTTGGATAAGAAATCTTAAACTTCATAATTTTAAACCTATCTTAAATGTATTGGAACAGTGCGCATTAGAAAACCTAGATGAAAGAGAAATTCATTATATACGAGAGTATAGAAAAACATGTAATCTATGCAATCATGCCCTAGGAGGTCAAGGCAATAGGGGCCACAAACTTAGTAAGGAGTCTATAGACAAAAGAAACTTGACTCTTAAAACCTCAGAGTTATGGGCTAAGAAATGTAAAGAACACTCTTTACTTATGAAATCTTTGCATTCTACCAAGACTATAAGTTTTGGATATGGACATATATCAAAGGAAAAGCGTGTAGAAATCGGACGTAAACATTCCGAGAAAATGAAGGAATTAAATAAAAATAATCCAAACCTTCTTAAATCTCGTGTGAATGCAGTCATTATTCCTGTATGTCTACTAGATTTTAATAGGAGTGTTATAAAAGTTTACAAATCTGCTTCAGCAGCTGCTAAAGATTGTAAAATAAAAGATGCTACCCACATTACAAGGGTATGTAAAAGGAAAGCAAAACAAACTCACGGACTAATATTTGCCTACTTAAGAGATGTATTACTGTAAAAATAAATACGATAACGGCACTAAAAAGAAATAAATTTACTAAAAAATAGGTGTAAAATGGGGGACAAAATAACCAAAAATCCCCCATTTTTAACTTATTAATCATATAGTATCATTAGTGAATTAATCTCTTGTGTTAATTTTTTAAAATATTACTTTTGAATTAAACCAAACTAACCTTATGACAACCAATAGTCCATTGGAGAACTTAGAGTTCTTTGACAGTTTTTCCGTAGATGATCCACTAGATTTGGATACCCCTACACCAGATCCCAATGCCAATATCAAACCTGATATTTTAGGCGGAGAAGACTTTGATCCTCTTGAAGAAGAGGAAGAAGAGATCCCAATTCCTAAACCTAAAGATACTCCTCCAGCTCCTGCACCTGATGATGAAGAAGAGGAGGAAGAAGAGGAAGAGGAAGTTGACCTAGAAGGAGACGACGAAGAAGAAGAAAACTACTTCGAAGTATTTGGTAAAGGACTTGTTAAAGCAGGAATGCTTAACGTAGAAGAGGGAGAAGAGATTGAGTGGAATGAGCAAACATTTTTAGCTAAGATGAACGAGACTATCGAAGATAGAGCTTGGAGTCAGTTAGAAGAACTTGCTACAGAAACTTACGGAGAAGCAGGAGTACAGATGATCGAAGACATCTTTATTAATAAAGTTCCTGTACAAGAGTACTTACAAATGTTCTCAAACGAACAAGTAGTTGAGAATGTAGATTTGTCCTCTGAAGGAAACCAAGAACGAGTGTTCCGCTTATACTTGGCTAAGACAGGAATGGATGAAGATGAAATCGAAGATCAGTTGAACTATGCTAGAGACAACGATCGCTTAGAAGCCTATGCACAGAAATACCAAGTTAAATTGGTAGAGAAGATGCAACAGGAAAGAGCAGCACTTGCACAAGAAAGTGAAGCTCGAGTACAGGCTATGAGACAGAAAGAAGAAGAAAGAGAGCAGTTGTATGCTGACGTTTTAGATGGAGCAATTGCTTCAGGTTCTATTGAAGGTTACCCCATCAATGAGCAATCAGCTACAGAGTTGTTTGACTTTGTTCTATCTAAGCCTCACGTTCTTCCAAACGGACAACGTATTAGTGACTTTGAATATAAGTTAGCTAAGATGCGTCAGGAAGATCCTTCTAAGTTTTTAGCAGTAGCTAGACTAGTTCAGAATGATTTAGATCTTACTCCAGTAAAGAGGAAAGCTGTAACAGAGGAAACCAATTCTTTGTTCAACGACCTCAAAACCAAAAGCAAGAAATCAGGAAAAGCTGCAAAGTCGAATGACGATCTCTTTTCTAGATACTTTAAATAAAACAAAAACAAAAATAAATTACTATGCCTAATCAAAGTATTCCACGCGTCAATGGGAGAGTTATAGCTAACGCTCACATGACCAGCTCATTCTATTCTAAGAATGGTTTGGGTAAACTCACAGACAAGAACTTCGTAGAAACCATGCTGCGCACTAAGCCTGATCAGTATGACAAAATGATGATTCGTCTTTTCACTGACACCAAGTTGTACTCTAACGACTTGATTGACTTGGTTATGAAATCAGGTAAACCTTTCATGGTTAATGATCCTAACGGTGTTTTCACCTACAAGATCAAGAAGCGTGCTGAGTTGCCTAAAGTTATTGTTAACTTGGCTTCTGCTGTAGCTAAACCTGGTATTGATGGTCAAGAGTTCGAAATCGTATTCGACAAGAACGTATTCGTAACTAACGACATCATCACTGCTCACCGCTATGAGCAAGAAACCCAGTTGCAAGTTGTTTCTGAAGGTGAAAAGTATCAGAACGGTTTCAAATACAAGTTCCGTGCTGTAGGTGCTTCTTCTAGCGACTTCGTTAATCAGCGCTTCTTGCAAATCGGTACTGAGTACTTCAAGATTGGTAACATCTTGGGTGAGTACACCACTTCATTCTCTAGCTTGGGATTGTTCGATGGTAACTTGGAAGTTATGGCTGATGTATTGCAACAGTATGGTGTTGAACACACTATCACTGACTGGGCTGATGCAACCAAATTGGGTATGCAAACTGATGCTTCAGGCAATCCTTTGGACATCACTTACTACTCTGTAACTGATCCTATGGCTCAGGGTGAAAAGACCAAGATTGTTGGTTGGGAGCCTACAGTATCTCGCTTGCTCCGTATGGAGATGATGCGTATGAAGGCCAACACTTTGATGTGGGGTCGTCAAGGTAACGCTAAAGATGAAAAAGGTCGTCCTACCCGTGCTAAGCAAGGTTTGTGGCAACAACTTCACTTGGGTAACGTTATCTACTACGATCGTGGTCAGTTCTCTTTGAACTTGATTCGTGCTGCTATCGGTGACTTGTTCTACAACCGTGTATTGATCAAAGATCGTAGTGTGAAGATCTACACCAACCGTTCAGGTATGGAGTTGGCTTCTACTGCTATCCGTAAAGACTTCAACGGTCAAAACTTCATGGTTGACGCTGGTAAGTTCTTGGATGGTAAAGATCGCTTGAAGCAAGGTTATGCTTTCCAATTCGATCACTTCATGACCACCGAAACTGGTCCTGTAGAATTCGTAGAATTGGAACAGTTGAACGAGCATGCTACCTTCTTGGAGTTGGGTCCTAACAAGAAGACTCCTCCAATCTTCATTATCTTGGATGTATCTGGTCAAGATGACGCAGGTATCCGTGAAGTGAAATTGGCTACTCGCCCTAACATGTACTATCAGTACATCCCTGGTTCAGTAGGATTTGGTTCACAGCAAACTGTTGTAGCTAGCAAAGATCCTTACTCTACCTATATGATGAAAGACTTCGCAGGTATCTTCTTGGAAGATCCTACTAAGACTGTGATCATTAAAGAATTCCCTCGCATCTAATTGCGTTTCTATGAAGGAGGGGTGTAACAGCCCCTCCTAAATAGATAAAGTTAGAACAAACTAAAAAAACCAAAACCAACATGAGTAATAATATTGCTAAGGGAGTACGAGTAATTCGTCCCTACAAAAAAGAGCCCGCAAACTTGCGGACGTTAGAAGGATCACTTTATCAGAATGGATACAACTTCATCCCTGGTACAGTAAGAAAATTTTACCCCCGTGTAGACTCACGTGGAGTAATTAGAACAGGATTAGATGAGAACTCTCCGAAGTTCCGTGGAATCTTGGACCCAGAAGTTAGAGAGCAAGAGACTCAAAGAGTGTTACAACTTAGAGAGTATTATGAGTCTATCCTAGACGAATCCTTGTTGCCTAACAGTACGTTCTATGACGAAATTAAAGAAAACGGTTACACCTTAGAAGATGGTGAGAACATTTTCAATATGGAAAATCCTAGAGAAGCCATTAACTACTACTGGTTAATGGAGACCGATATGGTTGCTTCTTCTTTGGATGATATTGAAAGTGGTCGAGTGGACACTTCAATTGTAAAATTCTATGTTTACAATGGAGAAGTAGAAACTAAAACTACCTTCGAGCGTAAGAAGAAGATCAACAGCGCTATTGCAGACCTCGATAGAATGAGTGCTACAAAGCGTAGGAAGATCCAAAAACTTTTAGGCTTAGGTTTACCTATAGACAGTACAGAAGAAGAAATCTACAACGCTGTAGACGAATACTTACGTACACCTGCTAGTGCTATGGATAGAGATCCTATTGAGCAGTTCCTGAAGATTACCTCTTACAGTGACGACTTGCTGGATGTTAAGGCCTTAGTAAAAGATCTAGTAGACAAAAACATAGTTAGAATTAAAGGTTCTATCATATACGAGGGAGAGCATGTTTGGGCTAAATCTATTGAAGAGTTTGAACTCTTCTTAGCAGATCCTAAAAACACCGAAGAGTATGATGCCTTTAAGGAAAAACTTAAAAATAAATTGAGAATTAACTCTTTGTAATATAAAACTAACGAATGATCCCTGTTGAGGAACTGATTTACGAATTCAAGTTAACTTTAAACAAAGTTAATCGTCAGGATAACATTGATATCCCTATCGAGGATATCATTGTTTACCTCAACAAGGCTCAAGTTAGTTGGATTAAAACTAAAATTAATCCTAACAATGTTTACAAAGTAGGTTATGAATCTATCAGAAAACGTATAGACGACTTACAAGTATTGAAAGTCCCTAATGTTCCTCTGAAGCCTAACAAAACAAACGATCTCTTTCATCTTGGATACGACTGTCCTTTGAAAGATGCCGCAAACTATATGTTCTATATCACGTCTTATGCTATTGGTAAGAAGGGCAAATGCTCTGAACCTATGACTGTAGACTTGATTAGACATGGAGAACTTACTAGTAAGTATTTAGATACAAATTACAACCCTTCGTTTGAGTGGAGAACAACTATAGCCACACTGGGGAATGATAATTTGACAGTCTATACAGATGGTAAGTTCACGGTTGAACAGGTTTATATTACATACTTACGTTATCCCCTTGATATAGATGTACAGGGCTACGTAAAGTTTGATGGAACAAACTCTGTTAACCAAGACTCAGAACTCCCTGAGTATGCAAAGTCAGACCTAGTCGACTTAGCTGTAAAGTTTGCTGCTCAATCAACTGATAATCAAGCTCAGGCTGTATTTGCAGAAGATCGCTTAAATAAAAACTCTGAATAATAAATAAAACTATGAATCACAAAATCACACAAATTTTTGTACCTACTGCAGTTTCTGCTAGTTCTGGTGGTACTACTGGTAGTGTAACTACTGACGCACTTACTAAACAGGTGATGGGTATCTACAATCCCAGCACTTTTGCTAACATTGGTGGTACTGCTGCTGATGCTGACTTTTTGGTAGCTATTGGTTCTGGAAACTCTAAGTATGGTTCTTTCAAAACCTCTGCTATTAAAGTAGCTAACATTGTTTCTACTGCAAAAACTTTAGCTGACACTACTATCAAGCAACAAATCACTTACATCGGTTTTGATGAAGTTAACGATGCTAAAGCTGTTAACTTTGCTTGCGATGAAGAGTATGTTGTTACTTTGAAGATTGACGAGTACTGGTCTAAGGGTGTATTCCAACCTATGATCCAAGAGTCAGTTCGTGTAAAAACTGCTTGCTGCGCTGACTGTGCAGGTGGATGTGACTCTTTGGGTTGCTCTACTTACATGAGTGAGATCGCTGACAAAATCAACGCTTCTCCTTTGTTGAGCAAGTATGTAACTGCTACCTATGTTTACAAAGGTTCTTTGCCTACTTACAAATGGACTTTGACTTACAAAGATCCAGGTGACTCTACTGCAGAAACTGCTGTATTGACCACTTTGCGTTCTACCTACGCTGCTTACGTAACTACTCCTTCTTCTGATATCGTTATCACTTCAGACGTTGATGGTGATTCTGATGCAGATAGCTTGGGTAACACTATGTACGAGTTGACTCCTATCGCAGGAGTAACTAGCTTGCCTAACTTCAACGGTGTAGCTTGGGAAAAAGTATTGGTATCTGCTGGTTCAGTAACTGCTTGCGGTGTTAAAATCGAAGGTAAGGTATTGGATGAATTCGGTAACGCTTGTGTTCCTGATGCAGTTCCTTACGTATTCAACTTGGTACGTTTCAAAGTAAACGTTCATGAAGGTCCTTACAACACTCAAGATTTCGATATCGAAAACTTCTGTGCTGCTGTTCCTGTAACTACTACTCAAGATATTAAATATCCTTTGGGTGCTGGTGCAGCTATGGCTGAAATGGAGCGTCACTACTTCACCAACAACTTGCCTGCTACTGCAGATGCTCGTCGCTACTGGAACCCAGTTTACAACGAAGATTCTAACAACTACTTGTATGTAAACTCTGGTACCACTTACGACATGTACGAAATCACTTACATCGAGCCTTCTCCAATTGGCTTCGAGAAGAAGACTGAGAACGTACACTCTGTAGTTATCTTGGCTACTACTGGTGCCGTAAGTACTGCAGTTGCTGCTGTATTGAACAACGTATTGCCTACTAGCTTCCACGTCTAATCTAAATAGGGGGAGAATAAATCCTCCCCCTTTTTACCTTTAATCTAAACAAAAAATGAAAGATATCATCTTAAAACCTGGCACATTCCTTAAGGATACTAAGACTCAAAACACAAAGAACATTCCTGGTCAATCTATGGAAGACTTTGTTGTAGGCTTGTTGAAGAATCCTACTTGCTGTGCTAAATACGTCACTTTAACTAAAGGAGTAGTTACCCAAACTGGCAGTATTACAAGTGCAGTTACTCTTAACCAGCCTGCTGGTGAGATCACAACTGTAAGTGCTACTATTGCAGGAACTGTAAATACTTTTACCCTTAATAACAGCTACATTAAAGCTGATTCTGTAATTCTTGCTACTGTAAATGATACTTCTGGTGCTGGCTTAGTTGTCGTACAAGTAGATAACATTGTAGCAGGTTCTTGCTCAATCTCTTTAGCAGGTGTTGTTTCTAACACTGGTACCGTAACTATCGGTTTCGGAATCTTCTAATTAACCCAATTAAATAGGGGAGGTAACACTCCCCTTTTTTAAACTATGAACGTACAACTAAATCTCGAAGTATTAAAAGCCAAGGATTGTTCTTACTTAACAATCATTGATACCTCTGTATATCCTGTAGCACCTACAAGTGCAAGTATTTTTATTGGAGTTCCTGGGTATGATTCTGCCTATGAGTTCCCTTTCTTGTTTGGTCAAACAAACACCTACAACTCATATTCATTTGGCTTTACTACCTCAGCTACTTCTGACTTTACAGAATTACCTGATGGAGTATACTCATTAGTTGTCACAACCTGTCCTGATACGGGAGTCAATTCTCGTCATCACTTAAGGACTTGTAAGATTGATTGTCGTCTTGCTGCACAGTGGGCTAAATATGTAGATTGCTGTGACGATGAGAAGATTCTTTATTACCTTGATAAAATTGAGTTTTTGTTAAAGGGAGCAGAAGCACATGCTGACTTGTGTAACCCTACAAAAGCTACTGAACTGTATAAGAAAGCCGATGACCTACTCAGAAGACTTGAGCTTGACTGTTAAGAAAAAACTTGCTGCAGCTGCCTACAAAGAACTTCAGCATATCAAATACTTAACAAAACCGTATTACAAGAAATCAAGAGGACTAGCAAGATTTCTTAAGTACTCTCACTGTTTAGATTGTGATACTAATCAAACCCTTAAAATAAAATTGTAAAATGACTAACTGCTGCCCTAATAACAACTGCGTAGAAATCGTTCCTTCTGGGTGCGTAAAGTATACAGGTACTCCTACTACAGGAGGTCTGATTGATTCTTTTGACTCTTGCGATCCTTATCTAAATGACTTGCTTAAGTTGTTGGATGATAACGTAACTCTTTTAGATGCACGTGTAGGATTGAATAAGTCTACTTTTGATGCAGCTAACACTGCTTGTGGTACTACTCCTGTAATCTCAACTACTGGCTTAACAGTAAAAGATGACAAGTACTATTCTTCAGAAGTGGTTATTAAGTTGGTAGGAGTTATTTGTGACTTACGTTCTCGCATGAACTATTTAACTGCGGGAAATATTAATACAAACAGTGGTAATGTTCATTGGTTAGATCTTCCTTTAGATGGAAAGGTAGACTTAGGATGCCTAGAGTCTTATTGCCAAGGTGGTACTATTTTTACTTTAAAAGATTTGTTAAACGCTATTATTGCTAAAATTTGCGCATAATGTCTACTTGTATTGATTGCACTGGAACTATATACACCCCTTGCTCTGAGCCAGGATGTTTGTCTACCAACTATGGTAAGTGTATTACTTACTCTGGATCTCCTTTGTACTGTGCTACAGGAGGCGTAGGAACTCTTTCTTTTACTGGTACAGCAGTAGATCCTTTAACTATTACAGAAGTAACCTTGACTCCTTCAGGAGGAACAGGTACTGGTCTGCAGGTTAAAGTAACTCGTACTCCAGGTTCTACTGCTTACACAGTTACTATTGTATCTGTAGGATCATCTTACACAGTAGGAGATACTATTACCATTTTAGGGACTTCTTTAGGAGGAACTGCTCCAAGTAATAACTTAGTAATTACAGTTACCTCTTTAGCTGCTTTGATTTCTACTAGTTCTACTGTAGACGATGCTATTGTAAATCTTCACCAGAGACTTTGTACACTTACTTCTGTAGGTTTGAACTATTCTGGATTCAATTACTCTTGTTTACGTGTAGGAGGAGTTTTAACTGGTGTAGGAACAGCTATCACTAGTGCTCAACAATTTACTGAGGCTGCTTCTGCTGCATTGTGTTCTTTAAATACTCGTACTCTTGCATTAGAGACTCCTACATTTACTGTACCTTCTTGCGTTACTTTGACTTCAGGTGTATCTACTTTAAGCCAAATCTTAACTGCATATGGAACTAAGCTTTGTAGTATTAATACTCAATTAGACTTAACTGGAGTAACTGCAGGTTGCTTTACTACAGTTCCTTCTTCTAGTGCAGATTTGCAAGTGTGGTTTGATTGGGTAGTAAGTAATGTATGCTCAATTAAGACTACTACAGATGCTAACGTAACTGCAGTAACTACTAATGCTAATAACTTAAAGACATACATCTCCGGAGGAAGTGCAGTTCCTGCATCTATTGACACCTCTTGTATTACTGGAGGATCTTCTACTAGTACTTTGAGTGCAGCGGCTATCTTGTTTACAAGTCAGATCTGTGCAATCAACACTACTTTAGCTTCTATTCCTGCTACAAACTATACCTTAGCTTGGGCTACTAACTTTGGTACAACTCCTTATTACGGTTATACTTTTAACTATACAAGTACTTCTGACACACTTGCTAACCAATTAACTAAGATTGTAGCAACTTTAGGAAGACTGAAAATGAAGCTTAATGCTTCTGACTTTGTAGCTACTAGTGACTCAGATGGTTTGAACGTATCATTGGCTTCTGGAGTACGCTTTACTTGCTCTCAGTTGAGTTCTTGCTCTATCTCTTCTTTGTCGGATGTAACCTCTACTGCTCCTTCTACTTACCACAGTTTATTCTGGAATGGTTCTGAGTATGTAAATAAGGAACTTATCTTTACTTCTACCGGAGGAAGTGTAACCATTACACGTACTAATAATCCTTCTAACATTACTGTTAACTTGGAGACAGCAGCAAGTTCTATTTCAACTTCTACCTTGGCTCCACGTAGTCCACTTAATATGAGTGTGATTCCTTCTACTAGATTCTCTATTGGAAGTTATCCTAAACTACACAAAGTAAATGGTATGGTTACTATCTCAGGAACATGTAGTATAACTGTTACAGGTTCTGTGTCTTGGGCAAACAATCAATTGATTGACTTCTTTGATTTGCCTGTGGGATACGTGAACACAAATCCTGAATTCTTTCAGGTATCTATTTTAACTTATACAGCTGCATCTCCTTCTATTCCTACAGGAGCGACTAGAGGTATTGCAGCATTATCAGGTGGAAGCTTACTTGTATATCTAATTAATCCTACTGGAACTTTAACCTTTACAGCAGGAGACTCGTTAGAAATCGTACTAGGAGGTAACACCTATAAAGTATAATAAAATCTTGGCAGGATTTTTTGGTTGGTTTTCCTGTCATCTTGCTAGTAGGAGCCTGCGAAAGTGGGCTCTTCTAGTTTTAAAATAAACTCTTGACTAAACTTTAAAATTAAATTATATTTGTAATAAGCCTTAAATTAACCCAAACTATATACTAATGTATACTAATTCCGACTTAATCGCTAGGGTAAAGAGCGCTAACAAGTTTATCAGTGATGATGACATGATTAGTGATCGTTATATCTATGGGTTGTTAAAGACCAAGGCTGCAACTCTTTTACGTAGAGAAATCAACTTAAGAAGATTGCTTACCTCAGATAACGTGTATCAAGCTTATGAGTGCGTACACTTAATTGAGGCTCCAGGATCAGAGTGTGATTTAAACTGTCCTATTCGTAGGACAAAGCATAAACTTCCTAATATTGACGAAGGCTTGTACTCTTACTTTATTCAGGGAGTATTTAACACTTCTAACTCTCAGGAATTATTTCCTACTACTATTCGTGACTTCATTAATCACAACTCTTTAAGATTTAAAACTCCTAAGAAATACTACACTATTCGCAATGGCTATCTCTATGTATTAGATCCCGATGTAGAATGTGTGAATATGTACGCTTACTTTACAGAGTCTATTGAGGATCTTGATGGAACTCAGTGTGTAAGTATGTACGATAAGCAATTTAAGTTTCCTGCATATCTTACAGATACATTAGTAGAAATGTGTAATCAATCTTTGATTAACTACCATAAGATTCCTTACGAGACTGAAGACAATAACAGAGACGAACCCAACTAATTATGTCGAAAGACTTTATAAAAGCCAACCCACAAAAAAATCCTAGGCAAAAAGAAAAAGATACTACGTCAGATACAAACTATCTAGTTCTTCGAGCCTACCACAAGTTCTTAAAAGAAACCAAACGTAAAGACATCACTTACAAACAGTTTTGTGCTATTCCTAAAAAGCTGCACACAAAACTAATGGAACGTCTCTTACGTGGTAGATATACTATAAGAATCCCTAACTTAGGTTCAATTAAAATACTGAAGACTGAGAATGCAATTCCAGAAGCTAAACATACAATTATTAACTGGAAAGTCTACAATGAAACCGGAGTTCGGGTGCCTTATAGAAACTCACATACCAATGGTGCAGTCTATAAATTTCACCTGTATCCATATTCTAAGAGGATAGTACAGTTTGGATTTTATGACTTAAGAGCTGCAACAAAACACAAACTAGCATTAGCTAAAGCAATAAGAGACAACAAGTTAGACGTTTAAACAAAGACTATGAAATACGATAATGTTCCCTTTATTTCTTCCGAACCTTTAATTGCCGAAGTAAAGCAAGAGCTTAAATCGTACTTCGAAGCAGGAGCTATTAGCGAAGTTCTTATTCCTACTTTTGTAGATCAAGCATTAAGAAAGCTTCGTGTTATGGTACTAGATCCTCAAGAAATGGTTCTTCGATTTGAAAACTATAAGTCTGAGGTACCCTGTGACTTTGCTTTATTAGACTATGCTATTCATTATGATTCAGATGTATTCTGGAGTCAGGGTGTAAACTCAGCTAAAGGCACTTGGTATAAATCTATACAGTGTACTGAAGGCTGTACAGACTGTGGCTTAAAAGAGGAGATGTATGAGATTGTAACTGTCCCTACTCCTGGATTTAAGATTACCATGAAGAATCCTACTTGGATTCGAGTGTATCATGGATCAAAAGCTTTGTGTACAGAAGGGTGTGAAAATTTAAATGTTTCTTCAAATAATGTTATACAGATTCACCCAAATAAGACAGTTACTTCTACGTTTGAAAGCGGTTGTGTTTACTTTAGATATTTCTCACGTCCAATGGATGATGATAACCTACCTATGGTGCCAGAAATTCTTGAGGTTGAAGAGTATATCAAGTCTTATCTTAAGTTTAAGTTTTTTGAACAACTTTGGCATTCAGTAGTAGACGAGAGTCAACGTCAAGTAGAAGCTAAGTTTCAGTACTACAGACAAGATCAATTAAATAAATTACAAGCTGCTAATGGCTACCTGTTGACTTATACTAAGCAACAGATGGCAGATAACGTAGCTAAAACTAGAACTCGTTTTAATAAGTTCCATATCTCCTAAGTTTAATGGATAACAAGATAAATCAAAATGTAGCAGGTTTAAACCTTGATTCGGTTAACTACCAGATTAAGGAGAACATGATTACGTTTGCTCTAAATGCAAACATTCAGTCTCATGACGGTAATTCTACTACCTATACAAATGAGTCTTCTAACCAGTTATGTTTTGATTTTACTTCTCAGTATCCTGGCTACAAGATTGTAGGTAATTTAAACATTATAGAACAGTCTAAACTAATTGTTTTCTTGGCTCATCCTGATGGAAGATCTTTGATAGGAGAGATAACTAATTTAGATAAAGACTGTAACACATTAACAAAGTCTGAAACAGACTGTGGTTGTATTTCTGGAACAGTGGTCAGCAGTACCGTAGGATCTCAACTAGGAGAGTCCCTAGATACTTGTTGTACTTTTACTCCTCTTATAGTAGACAACTGTTGTCAAGATACAGGAGGATGCTATTTCTATTCTGTAGAATCTGTAGAGCAACAAGGTGAATCTAATCAAGCATATACAGTTAACTGGACTGACTGTAGTGGGCAACAACAAAGTCAAAGTTTTTTTGGCTTAGGTTTCTTCCTAGCACGCAAAGGACAATATACTTTGCCTCCGAATGTTAGAATCATTAGTGAAGTTTATGAAGGAGGAGGAACTCCTTGTGATCCAGGAACAGGATGCTGTTTGAAACTATCAGTCGATTTTCCTGTATTTGCTGAGTATCGTATTGACAACTGTGAGACTAAGATCTACTTTGTTGCACGTAATATACAACCTCGTTATTTCTCTTTAGAAGAACCTTTAGGGAAAGATCAATGTGGTGATCCCATCAACTCTCTTTCAACTGCTTGTGAGCGCTTAAAACTGTTTCCTGACTTCTGTCAACCAGAAGTATATCCTACCTCAGTAGATTCAGGAGGAAGACTTAAGGGAGGTGTTTATTCTTTTTCTGTAGCCTATGCAGACGAGAACGGAAAAGAACTTACAGACTATGTTGATTTTTGTAATCCTATTCCAATCTTTGAACGGACTATTACAGAACAAACAGAGTACGAAACTTCTAAATCTATTAGAATTTCTATAGATCATAAAACTGCAATCTTTGATTATTTTAACTTAACTGTTGCAGAAAATATTAATGAAGTAACTACATACCACTTAGTAGGTACTTACAGAGTTAATCAATCTAGTCTAAAAGATTCTATTATTTACACAGGAGATTACTCTTCTACTTTTTCTTCTATTACTCCTTTAGTTCGTAGTCCTCACTATGAGCATGCTGAGATTATCGAAAAGCAGAACGACATCTTGATGTTGGCTGACTTGGTGGAAACGCCTAAGTACAACTTCCAACTTATTGCAAATCAGATTAAACTTCGTTGGGAAACTGTGCAGATGCCTGTAGATAAGAAGTTTGATTATTCTAATCCTGAGGTTGCTTACTTCTTCCGCACATATCAGAGGGATGAGGTTTATCCTTTTGGAATTAAATTTAAATTAAAGAACGGTAAATACACAGATGTATTTCATATTCCTGGTAGGCTACCTAGTAGTACAGACCTAGAACCTATGAATCCTGATAATAAGGATGTATTCCAAATTGTAAATGACTGCGTAGTAGAAGACCAATCCTTACGTTGGCAGGTATACAATACAGGATCTAAAGGATTGATGTACTCTGAAAATCCTGCAAATAAACAAGAAGAACAATACTCTTGTGCTATTACTCCAGGGGAGGCAGGACAGTTTGCTTATTGGGAATCTACAGAGACTTATCCTTGTTATGAAGAAGTATGGGGAGATTTAGCAGGTCAACCTATTCGTCACCACAAATTTCCTGACAGTGCTATTACACACATCCATAAAAACGATGAAGCTATTATCTATCCTATAGGTGTGCGTATACAGGAGACAGAGTTTGAAAACGTAATAAACAACACAACTGTCTATGATCCGTTAAATACTTATGGTAATCACCAGATTCCTGTTAAGGAACTTATCTGTGGGTACGAGTTAGTAAGAGGTAATCGTGTAAACAATAAGTCTGTAATTGCTAAAGGATTAGTTTATGATGTAGGAACCTTCTTAGACAAGACCACAGGAAAGAAAGTATACTATCCTAATTATCCTTATAATGACTTAAACCAAGATCCTTATCTTAAGATGGGATCTGATTGGTACAAAGAAGGCGATAGAGGAATGGTGAGTGATGATATGGGAAATCACTCTGGGTTTATAAACACTATAGCTTTTGGATCTCAAAGATTTACTTTCCATTCCCCTGATACTCACTTTCAGTATCCTAAGATTGGAACAGAACTTAAATTAGAGACTATAGAACATGGGACTGTAAAGGGCCATTTTGTTCCTGTACTAGACCATCCTAAATATAAGATAATCGGAAGAGGAACTAATATTTTGTCTTCTTCAGTAGCCACACTTTTATCATATGTTACAAGTGCTGAATCAGACGCAAGTGCTACAGCAGGCTTTAGATCTACTTTTGAAAGTCGAGTAACAGAGATTATAACTAATACCTCTATAATGAAAGACCTGATAGAAAAGGCTTTGTCTTATAGAGAATTAGCATGGCAGTATAACTCAGTTGGTACCTATACTAAATATGAATCTATTCCTAACACAGGGGATAAACGAAGAGTACTGGATATTGGTTTATACGCTAACGACAAGATAGTAGAGTTAAATGATGATGCTCCATTACATAATAGATTAAGAGAGACTTCTGTTTATCTAAAAGTAGGTCAGACATTTGCCCTTCATTCTGCTACTAGTATTGTTGATACTTCAAGATTCACAATCTCTCAGGCAGGAATGGAAGACAATCCATCACGGATTGTAGAGTCTAATACTCGTGCCTACTACTCTTCAATTAAACGAAATTTCCCTAACCAATATGGACAAATAGAAAACATTAAATACGTATCTACTGGCTATAGTGCAGATGTATTTGAAGATAATACAGGATACTTAAAAGTAGAAAGAACTTTCTATCCTGCATTTGGTGGCGATACATACATTAACCAGTTTGCCCTTAAGCGTAAACACTCTTTCTTTACTCGTAACTTAGCTAACTTGCCTGCTAAAGTAGACAATGTTCCGTTTGATTATTGGCTGTATCCAAACTTGGGATATCCAACATTCTATGCTGGTAACTCATCTGAAGCTATTACTGCAGCAGATGTAGCAGGAACTCTCACTGCTCTTGGAGTAGCAATAACTGCAAAGAAGGCTCCTGCATTACTTAACTTAGGATCACAAGCTACTGCTATTGCTGAACTTGCTGCGGATGCCGCTTTTACTACTGCATTTGCTTCTATACTGAACGACTATATTCCTAAGATAAATCTTGATGCGGCAAACAGTTCGTTTGACGTAGATAGGGAAGGATACTTTTATACAGCTTCTTACGGTATTCCAGTATTCTATGTAGAGTCCGATATTAATGTAGACTTACGTCATGGAAGAAACGACCTAGAAGAAAACTTTTATCCTAATGTAGGAGAAGGTATTCCTGATGAGTGGCTACATGAAGTAAATGTCCCTATTAAGTTTGATAACTTCTACCACTACAACGCCACTTATTCTGCACAGAACTTGAGTCCTAACTTACCATACAGACTAAAGTATCCTTCATTGGAGTGTTTATCTATTCATCATAACCGTGTAATTTATTCTGATCCTGCAAATTCCTCTAATTATCTTTCAGATGCTTGGAGAGTGTTCCGTCCAGGAAACTTCTATGACTTTCCTAAGCAAGGTGGTCGCTTAGTTGATTTGAATGCAGGAGAGAATGAAAGAGTATACGCTAGATTTGAAAATACTACTAAGGTATACAACTCTCGTATTACATTAAGTACTACTTCTCCTTATCAGTTAGAGATTGGTAATGCAGAAATGTTTAAACAAAAGCCTGTTGACTTGGCTAAGAGTGACTTGGGTTATATTGGAACTCAACACAAAGCTTATGTCAAGTGTGAATATGGTACATTCTGGGTAGACGCTAAACGTGGTCATATCTATCAAATTACAGGAGACGGCTTTAACGAGATTAAAACAGAAAATAACTATAACTGGTTTAAGCAAAATCTACCTTTCCAAATTCTTAAAGACATCCCTAATGCAGACGTAGATAATCCTCCTATCGGATTAGGCATTGTTATGGGTTGGGATGAAAGATACGAAAGAGTATTTATTACTAAGTTGGACTACAGAGTAAAGCCAGAATATCGTGAAGGAAATTCTTCTGTAGTCAAGTACATTACAGATACTTCAGATACTAATTATCGTAAGTATGTACTCGAGACAGGGGCCACTCAAGTTACAATTACTTTTGGTGACCCAGCTTTCTTTGAGAACAAGTCTTGGACAGTAGCATATTCACCTAAGTTAAAGAACTTTATTTCTTTCTACTCTTTCCTTCCTAATTTCTTTGTTCCTCAGTTAGGTCATTTTCAAACAATGATTAATACCTCTGCAGGAGCATCTACGTGGAACCATAATTTATCTGTGTATACTTATCAGACTTACTACAATAGGTTGTATCCTTATATACTAGAGTATAATGTAAGTACATTTCCTCAGATATCTACGGTAAATTCTGTTACATTGATGCAAGATATCCAAGAATACTACTCTGATTACGAGTACTATTCTTTAGGTACTAATAACAATACTAACTTAGCAAACTTTACTAAGGCTATTATCTATAATAAAGAACAGTCTTCTGGTACTATCAAACTAATTCCAGAGATATTTGGTAACACAAGACAGAAGATCACTTATCCTAGAATGACAGCAACAGGTATAGAAACACTTATCTCTCGTAGGGACCATGTCAGTACTTTTAACGGATTCTGGAACGTTGCAGCTCAAGGAAATGGGCAACCTTTGTGGTCTACCCAATGGAGTGACTTAGTTACTCAATATCCTATAGACAAAGTACCTAATACTAAGAGTATAAGACCTACATCTGTATCCTATCAAAAAAATAAAATTAAGTCTGACTTTGCTAGAGTAAGATTGATTCAAGATCAGTACTCTAGATTTAAGTTTATTAACACCATTCAAATAACTCAAACAAATCCATAACATTCTTATCATGAAAGAAAAAGAACTTTTTACAACAATTAAACCTGAAATCTTTTTAGGTCAATTGTTTCAGTCTCGTGACATTATGCACTTGACTCACTTGCAAACTGTAAACTATGCTGAGCACAAAGCACTAGACAACTACTACAGTTCTGTTTTAGACTTAACTGATAGTCTTATTGAAACTTACTTCGGTACAATTGGAAAGAGAGTAAACATTAAAATTCCTGCATCTGAATACATGAATGCACGCACTCACCTTACTTACATGAAGGATTACATCTTCAAGCATAGAGGTGTACTAGGAATGGAGAATACTCATATTCAAAACATCATTGATGAGATCCTTGGTCTGATTACTGAAACTTTGTATCTGTTGACTTTATCTTAAACTAAATAACTTAAAATAAATAATATGAGCCGTTTAAAAAACTCTTACTCTACCTGCATGAGTTGCGGAGGTAAGAAAATGAAATCAGGAGGCAAATGGATTCAGAGCGCTATTAAAAAGCCAGGATCTTTTACTGCACAAGCTAAGAATGCAGGTATGTCTGTTCCTGCATTTCGTGATAAAGTATTAAGCAACAAAGAGAAGTTCTCAAGTACTACTGTAAAACGTGCTAACTTGGCTAAGACTCTTTCTAAGATGCGTAAGGGTGAGGATGGTATGGAAATGGAAAGACCAAGAGAAATGGATATGCCTACAGTAAAAGCAATTGACCCATTAAACATGGCTGCTAAGAGTACTTTAAATCAATTAGAAAGTTCTAACCTTTCTCCTGAAAGACAAAAAGTAATGAAGTATCAGCAAATGTTGCAAAGTAAGGGATTTAATATTGCTGCTGATGGTGCTTGGGGACCTGAAACACAAAAAGCTTATGAGTCATACATTAAGTCTAAGACTGCTCCTGCAGCTAAGTCTACTGTTAAACCTGCAGCTAAGTCGGTGGTAAATTCTCCAGCTAAAACAATAAAGACTAGTTATGATCCTGCAGTAACTCCAAGTAATAAATATACTGGACCATACTCTACTCGTGTTAATCCTGCAGTCAATACAAGAAGTTACTCTGATAATACTAGATTAGCAAATCCTGTAAGACCTTATTCTGTAAAAGGTTCTGGCAATCCTAATCAACCGCAGCTTAAAGCAACTTCAAAAAAATCTACTCCATATAAAGCTGTAGGTATTAATGCTGCAATGGAGTATATCGCAAAACAAAACAGAAAATAATGTTTGTACCAGGAGTAAATGGTTCCGTAATTCCAAGTGCACCCTCAGGCTCTAGGCTTAAGGGTGCATATAAGAATTCTAAGAAACGTAAGATGCCTAATGGAGGATCTGTAGCTATAAATAATATATCTCCTGAAGGAAGTGTAGCTTACTCTTACTCTCCTTCTTTTAAATCACTTAGAGGAAAGTTAGAAGGGTCTACTAATATCTTAACAGGTAAGCAAGACTTTCTTATTCCTAGTGTTGGTGCATCTTATAAGGGTGTAGATCTAGATTATACTCCAGGAAATGTAAGAGCATCCTTGATGACTAATAAGCTAAACTTAGATGCATCAGCAGACTTCAATAAAAATAAAGTAGTAGGAGCAGCAGTATCTGGAAACTATCAAGTTAATCCTAACTTATCTTTTTATGGTAATGCAAACTATACTCCAAAAGAACCTCTTAGTTATGGAGTAGGATTTAGATTTAATAAGAATTTTAAAGCCGGAGGTACTAGGTATGTGCCACCCAGTAAAAGACCTCTAAGTTTTACTAGTAATGCTCCTAGCACTACAGACAACACATTTGTAGCTAGACCTTACATGCCTATAAAATCTGCTTATCAAATGGCTGATGCAGAGAGAATTAGACAAATGCATTCTAAAATTAAACCACAAAATCAAAAACAAAATCAATATACAGATAATACATTTGTAAATATTAAACCGCAGGGTAAAGTTAAACCTAAGATCAATCCCACTCCAACACCTAAAAAAGTATCTACTAATAAGATTACCACTCCTGTAACACAAGTTGATAACAGGTCTTACCAAGATAATACTTATAGAAAACCAGATGGATTAGAAGGTATAAGTGGAAAAACTCTTACACAATGGGATGTTAATAGAGATTATGAACAAGCAAATGAGTCTAGGTTTAGATCTCCTGTAGGAGCTGCTTTAGACATTCTTCCTACTCCTGCTGCTTCTTATCTACGTAGTTTTGCTAGTATAGACAACCGAAGTGATAATTTTACTGAGGGTCAAAAAAAAGCAGTTGCTTATGCTATTGCAAAAGCCGAAGAAAAAGGAAATCCTGCAGGACAAGCAGGTTATACAGGAAGTTTTGGATACGATGATTACCCAAGTAAAAGGCAAGCGTATAATTCTCTACATACATTACATAAATCTGATGGAAAGTTTTCTGATAAGGTAGAAAATATGAAAAAAAACTGGCCATCACTAACTGCTCAAACTACTCTAGGAAGAGCGTCATTTAAAAAGGTTAATGATAAAGAGTATCTTATTCATGATAAATATAATTTTGATGAACATGCTAAAGATCCTCAAAGTATTACAGAACGATTAGAAAAGATAGGTTACGACTTTGGAGTAGAAGCAGAAACAAATTTAGTAGTGCCTAAGAGTTATGTAGACGAAGCTAAAAAACAAATCCTTGCAGAAAAAAATGCAAAGCCAGTTGTACCTACAAAGAAAGAGATTGTTGCGCCTACAAAAACTACTGTTCCTGCAAAAGCTAAAGCACAAGAAACATATCAAACTACTGCTTCTAAAAAGACTTATTCTCCTTCACCCACTAAATCTACTACAACTCTTAAGTCTAATACCTCTACTCCTGCAACAAAAAGTTCTTCTACCTTAACAGGAGAAAGACTTAAAGTACAGAATTACCAAAAGATGCTTAATGAAAAGTATGGAGCTAATCTTGAAACAGATGGAGCATGGGGAAAGAATACACAAGCAGCTTATGAAAAGTATGTTTTAAATAAAAAGATGGAGAACGGAGGAAAGATATCTAACGATAAACAAATGGTAGATGGAGTGGCAGGAATCTTAAGAGATGTGAAAAGTAAACAAAATAGATTACAGTTAGCTAATAAAATGGCTAAGCAATTTAATAGAGAAAAAGTAAACTATAATTTATCTGACTTCTTAAATAAAGCTAAAGTAAAGAAATGAAACAAATGATAAAGCGTAAAGATGGGTCTTACTCACAACGTGGATTGTGGGATAATTTGAGGGCCAATAAAGGATCAGGTAAGAATCCCACAAAAGAGATGCTTAACCAAGAGGCTAAAATTAAAAAAGAAAGTCGCTTAAAGAAAGCATATATGGCTAAGGGTGGAAACATTCGTCATACAACTAAAGGTCCAGGAGCGAACTACCGTCCTACAAAACAAGGAGCAGGAATGACTCAGAAAGGTGTAATGGCCTATCGTAGAGCAAACCCTGGATCTAAACTAAGCACTGCTGTTACAGGTAAGGTAAAACCTGGAAGTAAGGCAGCTATGCGTAGAAAGTCTTATTGTGCTAGATCACTAGGTCAGTTACGTAGATCTTCACAGGCTACACAGAATGATCCTAATAGCAGAATTAGACAAGCACGCAGACGTTGGAAGTGCTAAAAACCAAAATTAAAAAACTAAAACTAAATATATGGCCGCTAAAGCATCTAAATCAAAATCAACTTCTACTGCTTCAAAGTTTAAAGTTAAACCAAAGATCCGCAGAAAAGGAGTAGTAGCAAAAACTAAAGCTTCAAAGTTAAAGTCTAGTAAGAACTACTTAAAGAAATCACGAGGTCAGGGGTAAGCAATTACCCCTTGCTTTTTTTTATTAATCTTGTATATTTGTATAACTAGCTTATTTCCAAGCAGTTATTAACATACTAAGTTAATAACATTAATCATTAAAACATGTTAAGAAGCAATCTTTTTAAGAGATTTGGTACAGGGGGTATGAATGAACCTGTAGACAAGGTATCTGGAGCTGGCTTAGAGCCTGTTCAGGACTATCCTACTATTGAGGAAATAGCAAATAAAATTAAACCTATTACTCCTAGCATGATGGGAGTAGGGACTCCTAAAACAAAAGAAGAATATGAGAAGAGATATGGTAAACTAGAAATCTCTCCAGAATCTTTTGATCAGTCTTTTGACTTTGGCATCGTAGATCGTCAAGGTGTAGGCGATAGAATGGCTAACAATATTCTTAATCAAGAACAAACATTAAACGCAACCGAGTACTTCACTTCTACTCCTGAGAGTGTGCAAAAAGCACAGGATATAAGTAATGAAGTAGCATCTCAATTTGATCCTCAGAAACAGTTTAAGTTTCCTAAGTTAGGAAAAGATTTAGGAGAAGGGATAGGTTTAGGTTTGCTTGGAGTAGATACAGCTTTGGCCTATAATCAAGACTTAGCAAACCGAGAAAAATTAACACAATCAATTCAACAAAGAAACTCCAAACCTCTCTATGACTACAATTATATGTATGGCCGTACTACTAGTGGAGGAACAGAGTATCAACCTGTAATTAAAGCCGAAATGGGTGCAAAAATAAATAAACGTTATGCTAGTGAAGGCATGAACGATGTAGAAATTGAAGGAGGAGAGTTTATCCAACTTCCTAACTTTGACACAGAGTTGGCTGAAGGACCTTCTCACGCTAATGGGGGTATTCCTACAAACCTTCCTGATGAGACTCGTGTATACTCTAATAACTTAAAGCCAGAAGGTTCTAAGAAAACTTTTGCTCAGATTGCTAAGAACTACGATATTACTTCTTATAAAAAGACTTTAGAGAATCCTTTTGCTAAACAAGTAGATAAGGATACCGCTAATCTTATGATGCAACGTAATCAAAAGATTCTTGATGATTTATTTAGAGATCAACAGATTATGAATGGTAACTCTAATGGAGAGGTAATGGCTAAGAATGGCGCAGGTATTGATAACCCAGGATTTAAAGCATTGCCTGGTTATGTACAAGCTAAGATTACTGCTAATATGGCTAACGGAGGTAATCCTCCTTCTAAAGCAGGTATCCCAAAAAACTTACAAGAGTATGTAAACTGGGACCCTCAAGCAGGAGGCGGTAAAGGTGCTTGGAGATTAGAAGTTCCCGAAGGTCTTCCTTCTTCTAAGTTAAGAGAAATTGCTGCAGCCGCCAATATTCAAGGATATAAGAATCTAGTACAGACAGCTAATCCTCGTTTAAAAGGACAATCTGCTCCTGGATATGAAGGGTACTATGCAGGTCTAACTCCACAGGATTACGAAAGAAGATTAGTAGAGGAAGAGTTGGGTATGGAAGAAGCTGCTAAGTTAGACGAGTTAGGAATGCGTAAAAAAGCATTTGAGCTAATAGGCATTAATCCTAATGATTATAACATAGAAGATCCTAAAGCATTATATAATAGTAAAGATTTTAGAGAAAAGTTTTATAAAGGATTTACAAAGTATCTACCAGAGGCACAGTTTCGTCCAGATTTAAAAGATGATTTTAAGTTTGGCTTTGAGCATTACGATGCTATCAAAAAGAAAACTCCTCCTACTACTCCAGAGACTCCTCCAGGAAAAGGTGTTCCTCCCAATACTCCTACCTATAATGTCCCTCCTGGAGGAAACCAAGGACAATATATCCGTGGAGAATTTCCTTTATATCAAGCTATCCCTGAAGCATTTGGGTTAGCTCAGGCACAAGAAATTTACCCATACGCTATTCCTGAAGTAGATGCTCCCTATGTACGTCCTCAAACTCTAAACATTCAAAGTGAGTTACAAGATATTGATAACATGGGATCAGCAAGTGTAAGAGCTGGAGCAAATCCTCTAGATGTTTACATTGCAGGATTGGATGCTAAACAGAAGGCTTTCCAGACTAAACAAAATTATGATGCTGAAGGTCGTTCTAGAGCTGATTTGACTAATGCACAGATGAGACAAACTGCCGACTTATACAATGCGCAATACTTTGATAAAGTTTATAATGATTTAATTGGATCTGCAAGAGATGCACAATCGGCAGAAAAGATGTCAGCTATTGCTAGTCTAACAAATAAAAAAGGTATGTTTGATCAAGAAGAGAATCTTAAAGATGCATACATTACAAACTTAATCAGTAACTTTGATGTAGACTCTACAGGTAAATTTGTTTTAAAACCCTCAGGAAACTTCTCGTATAGTACACCCCCAGCTACAGCTAAGAAGGGTATGTATAAAAAATCTAAAAAATAAAAACTATGCCAATAGGAGCAAGACATACAAAATTTGAGTATCCCGAATACATCTCTCCTTTTCCAGCAGACGAGTTAATTAAACTTGCTGTTAAGAAACAAGAGATGTATGACGAAGGTAGAAGCTTAGTACAAAAACAGATAGATACCTATGGTCAAATTCGTAATCAACTAGTAAAAGATCAAGACAAAGAATACTTTGACAAATCTATGAGTGGATTAGTTAAAGCAATTAATTCTAGTGCAGGCTTAGACTTTTCTAATAAGTCTAATGTACAAGCTGTTTTAGGAATAGGGAAACCTTTTGAGAATGACCCTAACTTAATTAACGCTGTAAACTCTTCTAAGAACTACAGTAAGATGATGGAAGATTATAAGAAGTTAGATCCTAAACTTAAATCTCCTGTAAACGATCATTTCTATTTTAAGGGGATTAGATCTTGGATGGAAGATCCTAATGTAGGTGCTCAGTTAAATTATAGTGCTTATAAACCTTATGCAGAAGGGACGGTAAAAAAATGGTCTGAAGTATCAAAAGATCTTAAGCCCAATATTGAAACTGTATATGAACAATCTCCTGATGGACGTTGGATTACTAAACAAAAAATTTCTGGAGTAGATCAGGATCGTTTTATGAAGGCTTATAGGTCTATATTAACTCCCCAGGAAGAAGAGCAACTTCAGATGGATGCTGCATATAACCTGGAGATTAGAGGTAAAGAAAATGTGTTTAACCAGTGGCAACAATCTCAACAAAACAACTTAAATGCTTACGATAATAGAGTAAATGAGTTAGAGGGTAGATATAAACAAGCGGTGAATAAATTGGGTGAAAATGATCCTACGACTTTAAGAATTGATGCGGAACTTAAAAAAACTCGGATGTATAGAAATGCTACTGCAGATAAACTTAATCAGAGTTCAGAAACAATTAATCAAAATGAGTTAGTGTCTTATTTAGTAGACGACCAAATATTCAATGCTGCAGAAGGATATGCCTACAAACAGATTGAAAGTGATCTTGAAGAAAATAAATACACATTAGAAGCATATAAGAGTTCTTTAAGTATCGGAGAGTATCAAGCTAAGGCTCAAGTAGATATTCAGAAAGCTGCCTTATTGGATCAAATGGGATTAAGTACTTCTGCTGATGGATCTTCTAGCAAGAAGCAAGGAACACCTGTAGGATTTATGCCTGCAAAGGACAGCGATTTAAATCCAGAAAACTTTAATGTATATCAAGACTTTAGTACAATGCAAAATCTTAGTGCTGAAGACAACAGAGTTCTTAATGAAGGTATAAGTAATTTAGGAGGATATAAATTATCACCAGATGGAAAAACCTTAGTTGCAAACTATACTACAAATAAAGATGGTAGTATAAAAAGAAATTCTACTGTTGCAGATGTTTTAAAGATAGCACAGGCTGAAAATAATGTTGATACTCCAGGTACTACAAAGTTAGATATAGTATTAGGTAAGAATAGAGAATTGTATCTACATAAACTTAAAGGTCTACTTATGAGTCTATCAGGGGAAGATGTTAGTCCAGAACAAACTATTCAATACACTGTTTCAGATGGGACTAAAAACTATATTCGTAAACAAAGAGTTAAAGACTTTTTAAACGAAAATGCAAGTGCTATCTTACCTCACATTAATCAAATTGGTAAACTTACCAAATAATAATATAAATACTTATGCCATCTGGTAATCTTGGATTTAATCCCTTCTATGGAACAAAAGACTTAACTGTAGCTGCAGATAGACAACTTAATTCTGAAAGAGGTTTACAGTCTTTTGAAACTACGTTACGCAAAGGCGCTATTGCTGATCAAAACTATCAGAATAAATTAGTAGAAGAAAATAGAAACTTAAAATTAAATTCTTTAAAGAGTCTGTATATGCAGGCTTATGATAATCCAATTTTAGCAGAGAAGTCTGCTGCTTCAATGTTTAGTCGTATAGAAGGAGCAAGAGATAAAAATTCTATTAATGCTATTCATCAAGAGCTAGAATCAATTAGAGAAAAAGCAGAAGATAATAAGTATTTGTTTGATGTTGCAGAGTTGGGAGACTCTTTACTTAACTGGTATGGCAGAGCTCGTGGTGTAGTTGAGGGTAAAGACAAATTACTTAAGTCTAAAGATATAGATTTAAATGAGTCTACTAAGTGGTTAACACCATCTGATCTCGTTACTAATATTAAATCCCATATAAATGAGATTGATTACAAATCTTTTGGTGTTAATCTTTTAAATAGTTACGGGAGTCCGGATGAGTTAAACAAAAAGCTAAAACAAAGTCTAGCTTCTCCTGTTGCTCAGAATGCTTTTGATGACTTATTAACGACTAAGTTACAAGATAATTTTATCACAAGAGGGAATGACTTCTATCGAGAAGGACCAGAAGCTAAACAGTTTCAACAACAAGCTTTAAATTCACTTAAAAATCCTGATGACCTTGCTAAGAAGTACTTTAAATATGATTTAGAGAACGAAACTATTGGTTCTTTACGTTCCGCAATTAGTTCAAAACTTACAGAACTTATAGTCTCTCCTAAATCAAAAGATGAGTCAGTAAACAAAGAGAATGATCGTTTAATTACTTCTTATAGACAGTCTCTAGAGTTATTAGACAAACGCCAAAAAGAGAACGCTAAGATTTATGGAGTTAATAAATACGAACCTGATTATGAAAGATTAGGAGGAAAAGGCAGAGGAGGAACTGCAAATTCTTTACTTTCAGGAGTAGTAGATTTATCAAATGCCTTTAGTAGTAGGAGTGACTTTGAGGGAACTATTTATAAGAAAGCATTGTATGCTCCTGAAGTAATTTCTTATACACCTGATGGTAAGCCAGTAATGTCTAATCAGTTTATGTATGAGAAAGAAGATGGTTCTACTGGTTTTAATTTTGGAGCAATACCTGAGGCAGGTGCTGCTATGATAAGTCAAATGTTACCTATTCTTTCTGTAGGATCTGTGGTAGGAGGAGTAGTAGGAGGAGCTGCAAAAAGTATTGATGCAGCTGCTAAGTTAGCAGAAGGATATTCTACCTTAAATAAAGTATCTGCATTTGGTAAAGAACTTCGAATGGCTGATAGACTCTCTACTTTTGCAACAGTTACTGCTGGTACCTTACCTACAATGATTGCAGAAGAAAAAAAGTGGGGAGGCAACTATTTTAAAAGAGCACTAGCTAAAGCATCAGTAGAAGGTTTGACTGAGGGTATTGGATTCCCTGACGTTGGGGCTTTAAAGTTTAAACCTTTTCAAGCAGATCTAGCTACTTCAGCAAAACGAGCAGCAGGAATTGAACTTAAGTTTACTGACAATGCTAGAAACTTCTTTAATTCTGCTGGACAATTTGGAGTTATTGGACTTAAACAAAACGCAGTAGAAGCACTAGAAGAAGAGCTTTCATTACTAGGAAATGCTTTTTTAGAGACTACACTCATGCCTGAAGAGTTTGTAGGTAGAGATAAAACAGAAATAACTGGTGAGAGTATGCTTGATACTTTTGTTGAGTCTTTTGCAGCAGGCGCTATCTACTCAGGGTTTACAACTGGATTTCAAGGATATGCCGCAGGTAATAAGTCGCATGTTCAGAATCAAGCAGACTGGGAAGCAGCAAATAATCCAGAGCTATTTAAAGCTAAGTTAAAACAGCTTAATGAAAAAGGTAGTATTTCTGACCAACAATATGCTCAAGCTGTACTAGATGTTAATAGGAAGTCAGCTGTTTTAAATGGTTTGTTTGGTTTTGATAGCATTAGAGATGCTAAGACATTGTTAGAAGACAAAGATGAACAGTACAACTATTTTATTAATCATCTAAGAGCTGACGAACTAGTTGATATTAATTACGATGCCCTAACTGATCAAGAGAAGCAAATATTTGCAACTAGAAAACTTGCAGATAAAATAGACTCTAAAGGAAGAGCTAGAATGGATGAGATTAGAAAAGAACTTGTGGGTCTGTATAAAGAAGAGTTGACCGTAGAGAATGATAAAAAAATTAAAGATCTGTCAAAAGAATACTATGCTATCCGAAGAGCTAACATAAAAACAATAAATAAAAAAGATTTAACAGCAGAAGAAGAAAAGTTTTTAAAAGAAAAAGGAATTATAGGCGAGAAAGACTTTGAATATACTCAAGCAGACATTGATGCTGAGTTATCTAAGGTTACTACTGATATTTTAAAGACCCAGAAGAGAATAGAAAAGTATGCTAATTTATCTGAAGAAGAGAAAGCTAAAGTTATTTCTAATGCCTACGATGAAAAAATAGCTAGTCTTGATCAGATTACGGATCCACAGGAACTTATACAATCTAGAGTAAATGTACAAAGAGATCTAGATTATCTTAAACTTAAAGGAAACTATAAGGATAAAGCACAGATTGCAAACAGAGAACGTTTGCTAGATGCTTATGGAGAAAGATTTGATCAACTTACAAATCAAAGGGACGAATCTGGAAGAAACTTTTTAGAACAGTCTATAGAGAATATAGACTATGATACCTTAGAAAATACTTTGGATCTTTATGGTATTACTAAGCTTCGTAATCAGATAGAAGATAATTCTGATTTTATTAATCAGGAGATGGCACTTACAGCAGACGAAAACTTAGCTGCAAGTCAAGTACGGATTCTAGAAAAACTTCTTACTGCTACTCCAGAAGAACGCCAATCAGCATTAGCTGTTTTCTTAGACAATGTTGCACCTAAAAATGCAATGTATGCTTACAATGTAGAAGCTTTAAATAAACAATTTCCTGGTATAAAATTTACTGTAGAAGAATTAGATATAGCCAGAGAAGCTTTAATTCAAAGAAGATCGGAAATGAAAGCACAGGAAATTGCTGGTCAACCTGTAACTGAAGAAGGATTAACTGACGAAGAAAATGCAGATGTAGAAGAATTTTCTTCAATGGTTAATACTGCAAGTACTCCTTCTACTCCCTCTAATACTCCTGCTTCTTCTACCACTTCTTCTCCTACCCAACCTATAGATGAGTCGGGTAAATCTCAAACTAAATTAACTTTTAAAGAGGGATATGCTAAGCAAGTAGGCGACTATAAGAAAAAGTATCCCACAGATTATATAAATAAATTTAAAGAATTTTTAGTTAATATAGTAGCAAGAAAGTTCGGTAGAGGAACAAGAGACTTTGACTACATTGTTGGTCTTGTAAATAGTCTCTTTAACAAGAGTATTACTATTTCTCAGTTTGAACAAAGTATAGCTAGTATGGCTGATATCATATCTAAAGATATTGCAGCTAGAAAAAGAAATAAAACAAACTCTGATACAGCAGAAAATAAACTTGCTTCATTGAACGCTGTATCATACTTTGCTAAAAGATTTGTACGAGAAGAGTTACCTACTACTGCTGCTTCTGCACCTGTAGTAGCTGCTACACCCGTAGCAAATCCTTTGCCAGCAAATCTAAATACAGAAACTAAAAATAAAGCTTTAGATGCCCAACTTGCTCGAAGAGAAGCAAGATTATTAGAATTAAATTCTCCCTTAAGGAGTGCAGCAATAGAGTTTGACAGTAAAGATGTACGAAGAACAGATCCTGCAGAAGTAAGAAATGCTAAAGCAATTGAGTCACTTGGTGGTCCAGGTGCTCAAATTAGAATACAGAGTAGAAAAGGAACAGCAATGGTATTCCTAGCTATGAAGTATCCCGATAAAACAGAAGAGCAAATAGATGAAGATTTTCGTAGAATAGAGTCAATTTTTGAGAATAACTCTATGACTATAGAACAATGGAATGCTTTAACTAGGGAACAACAAGATGCTATATTAGCCCCAATGCACGAGCTTTTAGGAGAAGAATACTTTGATAGGTCTACCTTGGGATACTTTATAGTTAACAAAGGAGATGGATTCACAGTTAACTCTGCTGTTATGATTACTGCTCCTAATCAAGAAGAAGGTTCTTTATCTCTATTTGATGGGTATCCTCTACAATTAAACTTAACCAAACTTGTCTCTAAGGGTAAAGATGTAGTTTTCCCAGAAGAACATAGTAAGACTTTACAGGATGTAAAAAGGTTAAGAACATTTTTAACTGAAAATCCTTATTCTTTTGTTGATACAGAGTTTAGTGTGTCTGAAGGAGTATTACCTAAATCCGCTAGTCAAAAGAAAGCAGCTGAGATAGAAAACGAAACCATTGCACAATCTAATGCTAGTGACTTTGAGATTGCAGACTCAGAAGGTCAGGAAATTTTTGGTAAGACTTTTAAGTTTAACTTAGGTCGTATATACTTTAATAACAATGGTAATCCCGTTATTCTAGGCAATACTAATATACAAGAGCAAGAGGCAGAGGCAATAGCAGAAATGATATTCTCTGAAACAATTCCTAGTGACTTTGTAGATCAGGCTGGATTAGAAAAGTATTTGTTTAGTCTTATTAACATTATAGATAAGAAGAATCGGGTACATTTTTTTCCTAATAATAATTATCCAAGTAAGTCCGAAGCAGTAGAGTACCCACTTACTGTTGTTCAGACTACCTATGTAAACGGTAAACCTGTTAATAAGATTTTGACCAAGGAAGAGTTCTTGGATTTCTTAAAGAAAAGTTTTTATAAAGCAGATCGTACTATATTACAAAATGGAGATCCTATGATACGAGTATCTTTGGTCGATGGTAAGATAGTAACAACTAAACAATCTTATTCTGACTATCTAAAAGATACACATACTTTTCCTGTGACAGCTGGGGGAGAACTTATTACACCAATAAATAAAGTAGTTTATCCTGATCAAAAAGAATTTGAGAAAAAAGTACTCGAGGTTCTTCCTAAAACTCAGCCCACTCCTCCTCAAGTACAACCAAGTGTATCGAGTCCTAGTGTTTCTACTAGTACAAATCAACCTGAGGCAGTAGATCTTCACCTAGTACAACATGCAAAACTTAAAGAAGTAGTAGAAAAAAATCCAATACTTAACAGTTTATTTAAAGGTGCTTATGACAATCTTACTCCAGAGTTATACGATCAACTGGTACAATTTATCTATGATAATCCAGGCAAAGTGACCTACAACTCTATAGAGTACACAGACTCTAGTAAAAGTGCTTACGGAATTGTTCCTTATACAACTGATAGTAATCCTATATTTATTTTTGTAGGCATACAATTACCAGGTAGAGAGAAGCCTTTTCCTCTAGTGATGTTAAGCAACGATGATTTAGAAGTAAGAGGTATAGATAAAAAGTCTATCCAATTAACTATGCCTAAACAAAATACTGCTCCAGTTATTCCTACTGCTCCTACTCAAACTGTGATTTCTAAGACTGATTTTGAAAAAAGAAAACAAAAGGATGATGCCAAACCTTCTAGAGAATCTGTAAAATATAAACTTCAAAATAAAATAGCAGGTATAGATAATCCTAAACCAGGAAATGAAGTAACTAATTTGTCTGAAGCTATAAAAATAGCTGGTGCTAAACTAGCTACTCCTATAGAAATTAATGAAGGAGAGATTACTCATGTAATATTCGACCAAGAAGAGTCTAATTTTAGATTTACTTATAAGAAACAAAAATTTGCCGCATTTTATATAACTAATGTAAAAGGCAATGTCAGGTGGGAAATAGCAAAATTTAATGATAAGACAGGTACTTATCAGTCTATTAGCCTAGATGAATTAAAAAATATAAATGAAAAGTATGGCTCTCCAAAAGACTTGTTACTTAGTTTGGCTGCTAAACCTTTGATTCAAGATATTGAAAACTTTGAAAAAGTAGAATACTCTGAAAAAGATAAATCCTCTGCTAATGGTATTATTCCTTTAGAAAATACTGTATCAGCAGAACAAGTAAGGTTGGGTAAAAAGTATGGTCAGACTTATACTTTGGAAGACTTTATCAAAGATTACGATGCAGAACTAGCTGCCTCAGAACAATCTACACCTCCTAAGCAATCATTAGCAGACAGACTTAACAGTGTAAACGCAGGGGAGATGTTTGATCAAGATGATATAGACCAAGCAAAAAAAGCAAAAGAAGATTGTGCCGGATTAGATCGTGCTAAACAATTAAAAGAGATAAAAAAGAAACCTAAGTTGTAATTTTAGAGTATCTTAGTGTTACGTATTATATTTGTTAAAACTAATTATAAAATAAAACTAGAATGATTTGCCCTAATCTAAGTGACCCTAATATTCGTGCAGAGTTTAACTCTTTAAAGAATGTTGTAGGAGAAGACTTTGCTTACTTTCTTTGGAATAGAAACCAAGGTAATCCCTTGAGTAAAAAGACTATTATAAAAAATAAAAAAGAAGTTGTCGTAGATAATTCTATTTATAGTAACTTTTTATCTCAGTATCAGGGTAATGAAGCTAAAGCTATCTTTGCAGTAGCTGTTACATTTAGTAACAAGTTCAAGAAGCAGTATCCAGGATTTGATGGATTCAACTCTTTTATACAGTCTAAAGTTGTTCATTCCTACATTACAAAAAACGGAGGAGACTTAGATGCTTTGGCTACTAAGATTATTGCTAAAGTAAATCAAGGATTTAAGGCAGAAAGATTTAGGCCAGAGGAAATTCAAGAAGTGAGCAGAGAGATGCTACAAAACATCTCAGACGATGTAGATAAAACTATTGATAAGCCAACAGGTCGCCAACTATTAGATGCTTATATATGGTTTTCACAATCACCTTTATCTAACTATGTAGGTTTTGCTAACTTAAGTAATATTGTTAATCAGAAAGCTTTTGCTCAATGGACAAAAGATGCAATTACCTTGTATCAAGGTTCAGACTCTTCTGACTTGTATCATGAATCTTTTCATGAATTTACACAAAGATTCTTAACTAAAGCAGAGAAAGCGGCTTTGTACGAATTAGTGCGTTCCAGACCTGGAAACATTAACTTAGGAGGGACAGAGATTCCACATTATTCTCTTACTAATAGACAAATAGAAGAGGTATTAGCAGAGTCTTTTCGAACCTACTCTTTAAACAGAAGCCAAGAACTTTCTCCTGAAGAACAAGCAATACTTGCAGCATCGGAAGAAGAAACTCTAGAACAACCTGTAAGAAATTTGTTTCAGCGTATAATGGACTTCTTACGTAATCTATTTACTAAAAAGACCAGTATTACTCCTGAAGGACAGATTGTTGAAGAGAAAGCCCCTATAGATGAATTATTTGAGAAACTGTATAGAGGCAATCTCTCGGAGTATAAACCTTCTGACTTAAATATAGAACATAATAAACTTAATAGAACTAAAGAGTTTACTTTAGAGGTAGTTACAAGTGCGGGAGAAAAAGTATCCATCGAGTACACTTCTGTTGAGGGTGCTGAGATTCTTAGTGCTATTGACTATTACTTTAATGCAGCAGTAGATAGAATGGGAATTAATGCTGCATTCTTTAATAACTCTAAACTAAAAGCACAATTACTACCTAAGATCTATGATCAGGTAAAGACGTCTTTAGAGGCTGCTATTGAAAACTATGAGTCTCAATTAGAGACTGCAGATCCAGCTACTGCAGAAATTCTTGAAGAACGTATTAATTCTCTTAAGCCCTTAGTCTACAGTAAAGATGGACAAGATAAGTGGGCTGAAACAGTAGAGTATCATAAAGGATTTTCTAAGGGAAACATACTTAAAACAAAAGAAGGAGATGATACCAAAGACATAGATTCTGTATTAGATGAGATAGCTGAAGAAGACCGTAGTAGAAACGAATATGCTTCAAAGTCAGCTGAGATGATCAATCCTATTGATCTTGCTTCTCCTGAGATATTAGAACTTATTAAAACTCTTCCAGATATTAAAAGAAATGAATTAGGAGAAGAGATTCAACAGGTGGGAAGTATTTTAGGTCTACCCCAGGTAGGAGACTACCTAACCAATAAAAACTTAATTCTAAATACTGTAAGCGGTATTAAGAGTTACAGTGAGGCAATCCAAGCTTTAGTAGAAAAAGCAGACTTGTCCCCTCAACTTCTCTATTTTGTACAAAGAATGCCCAAAACTACTGGTACATTGAGTATAGAAGAGGAAGCATTAAAAGCTGGATTTCTACAGTTTGCTTCTATGCCTACAGTAGTTCCTTTAAATATTCGATCTACAGTAGAAGATACTCCTGGAAAGAAACCAGTTTTAAAGACTAGTGTGTTTGTTGAAAATACATTGTCTCTAAATAACTTGATGGAATACTTTGATCAAGACTTTATTGAAAATTCTAGTAGAAAATATAGGAACGTAGATGTAAATAGTATCAATGTTCCTACCTTTAGTGTTAAGTCTGTATTAGCTGATTATCTAGGACTAGCTCCTTTTGTTGCTGAAGATGCTTTTAGATTTTTTAAGGATGTATTTGGCGTAGATTTATATGGAGGAGTATCTCCATCACTTATGTTTGATAGAAAAGGTAACTTCATTCCAAGTTCAAACCTAAGAATTACACCTATTGGACTTAAAAATATTCTTACAATTGCTAAACTATCAGTCAATAAGATGGTATTAATGGATCAAATTGCTCGGTCTGGCAATCTAGATTTAATTGCATTAACTCCGCAGACAACTTCTCTTCCTCTAAGTACTTGGACTACAGATATCTCTAGTAAACTTCAAAAAGCTATTAACGCTCTTAAAGATAATGACCCTGTTAAAGTGTTGTATAAACAAAGATTTGGTTCGATTACAACATTTAAAAATGAGAGAAGAAACTTCTTTAACACAGTAGAGTCTTTTTATAACTTATCTAATTCAGCTTCTTATCTTAATTTAGAGAAGAATTTAGAATGGTCTATCAGAGAATGGAATCATATGATAGATACCGTAGAAGATTTAAATAAGGTAAAGAACTTATCCCAACTTAAAGGACACTTAAGTCCAGAGACAAATAACTTTATTAAGTACAGTGCTTGGGGTAAAAAGATGTTTGACTTCAACGGAGATCGTAAGAAAAACTTAGCAGGAGAAGACGTTTCTATAGAAGTATTAAACTTTTCTGGTATGCAGACTGGTATTTTTGATGGTAAGAAAACAACAAATCTCAGTGCAGACTCTAAGTTAGTTCAGGACTTTTTAGGATTTTTAAAAGATCGCACCTTTGAAAACATAAGAGCAGGAGCTAAAAACAGTGCTTTTGCTACTAGAATAAATGGAAACTTAGCAGATAGAACGTATCATAAGTTTGAGGACTTTATTGTGATGAATAAGACAGTCCTTGCTTCTTCTGTACAGTCACAGTTTACAGATTATTTAAAGTTTGAAGTCTCCCGTATGTATGATGATAGAGCTAAGTCTACTCAAAAAGAAGTACGTGGTTCAGAATTTATTATACTTCAAGACATTCTTTCTCCTCAATTACAAGATGAGCTTAAGAATCTTGTGGCAGTAGCTGAGTCTAAAGAATCATTAATAGAAGCAGTCAGTCAGTTGTATAGTGGTAGAAGAGATACTCGTTATGGTGAGTTTAAAGATTCTCTTACTCAATACTTTCAAGACCAATTAAGAGTTTTTAAAGCTGCTTTAACTGAAAGTATTGCAGATGGTAAGAAAGCAAATTTTGTAAAGAAGTTTAATCAAACATTTACTGAAGAGGGAGATGCTAGAAGTGAGTCACAAATTGATGCGATTATTCTAGCTTATATTACCAACTACTATACTCATCAGATAGAATATATGCATATGTTAGTGGGAGATCCTTCTAACTTTAATGCAAAAGGAGGAAACTGGAGGGAAGTATTTAAGCGTTTAGGTGGTAGTATTTCTCCAGGGAAACAACCACACTTAGATGATCAGACTTTATTATCTTGGAATTCTGAGCCTAAGTATGCAAGACTACTCGAACAACAAGTTAAAGGTAGAGGCAAGTCTAGAGAGTATGATGAGAATTTTAAATATATTCAATTTAAAGATATTAAATCGTTTACTAGGTCTCAGGAAGATGTTTTAAGAAAACAAATCGAAGATGGATTTGTAGATTGGAAACTAAGTTTACTTCCTAAGAATGCATCAAAGGCAAAGAAAGCAGAAGTTATACTAGCCGCAAAAGAAGAGATTAAAACTAACCTTGATGATATGTTTGCTCAGGACAAAGAGTCCGATGCTCAAGCGTATGCAAACTTAGACTTTATTCGTTTCTATCTTAACTCAATAGATGAGTGGTCTTCAGAACTTGAAGAAGCCTACAATCATGAAGTTAAAGTATTAGAAGCAATCAAAGCTTATAGGGCTAATAAAGGTACCAAACAATCAGTATTAGATTTAATAGAGCAATCAAACAAAGGTATCCTAACTTCTTTAAAATTAGGTTACTATGGTTCTCCTTTAGAGAATACTAAGTATGTAACTTTAGGTAAATACTCCGTATTCAATCTATTACCATCTGCAGTATTTAATACTGACTTAGAATCTTTTATGTTTGATATGTTTGAGAAGGGTGTGGACTTTGCAACTTTTGATTCTGGAAACAAGATGTCTACTCCAGTAGAGTCAATTCCTTTCTACAAAGAAGACGATGTATTGTCTATCAACAATATTCCTACAAAAAGTATTCTTACCTATCCTATAAGTGGACTACGTAGACAACAGTATATAGCACCTAAGTTTAAAAATGAGGCAACTCTTTCTACTCAGATGGTTAAGTTGTTGTTTGGGGATTTTTATATTAATGGAGAGATTAATCCAGCATTTGCACAGATCCAAGATAAAATGGACTCCTTACAACAAGAGTTTATTAACATGGTTCAGAATGTCGTAAATGCGGAGAAAGCCAAAATCTATACTCAAATAGAAGCAGAGGTAGACGAAAATGGTGTTATAAAAACCTTCTCTATTCCTGCCTTTAAACGGTGGTTATTCAAAGAATTCGACAAAAAAGATATTCCAAACTCGGTATATGTCTACATTGACTCTCTTGATGAGAATGAGTTTATTAGATCTATTGATGGATCCTCTAGAAGAGACTTGGTAGAAAATGTAATTAGTTCGGCTTTATCTAAACGTGTGCTTAAACCAAAGATGTTTGGAGAAGCCTATATTCAATTAGCTTCTTCTGGATTTAATCAGTTAGGAACAAGATTTAAAAAACCTAGTAAGGAAGACGTTAGTAAATACGGAACTTCAGGATTGAGGGACTACAGAGTAGAGAATGGTAAAACCCAACCTGCTGATATTAAGATTGCCTTTAATCCTAAAAAACATTTACCTTTATTAAACTTAGAGTTTAATGGTCAGAGGATAGCAACTCTTGCTAGGTTAAATGAGGCACTTTTAGATGACAACTGGGTAGAACTTCATTCAGAAAAAATTACTATGGCAGGTGTACGTATTCCCGTACAAGGATTTAACTCTATGGAATACTTTAGAGTGAGAGAGTTCTTACCTACAAGTGCAGGTCCTGTTATTGTAGTACCTCCTTCAATTGTTACTAAGTCTGGATCTGACTTCGATATAGATAAGTTGTTTATGTATGAGCCTATGTTAGACTCTGAAGGTAATATAATGGATGATTCTATTGTAGACTCTGCAGACTTTACAAAGAACATGCTTAACAACATAAGAGAGCGAGTTGTTAATCTACAAAATAAGAAAGAGATCAAAGAACTCTTAAACAATACAGGTGCTTACTTTATAAAAGGATTATACGAGAAAGACATTAAGAACTTAAAAGGAGTATTGTATGACTTATCTACTAGAAAAGCCTCTTACGATGATCCATTGGTAGAAGGTGCACACCTACGTATTAAACTATTAATTGCACGTATAGAACATCTATTAAAAGAAAATCCTTCATTAGCTGATACTTTGGCTAAGTTAAAAGAGATAAACAAAGACTTAGATACATTGCAGGGTTATACTCCAAACAATATTAAAAATGTATCTTCTAATAGAATGATTAAAGTTATCTCTGGTGTATTATCTGAACCTGCTCTATTCTCTAGATTTACAAAACCTAATTCTAATAAAATCTTACCAGAGATAGCTGCTAAATACTTAGCATTACGAAATAAAGGAGGTAAGATTAGTTCTACGGATATGTTTTCTCCATTAACCTCAGTTGCTTTGTTTAAAGAAAATACTTTAGGTAAAAAGTCTTTGGGTGTGGACGCTAAGATGAATGCATTACATAAACTTTTCCAACAAGTAGGATTAAGATTTAAGGCAGGTAATATAACAAACAACTATAGAATGAAGGCAAACAGAACAACATCTGGAGAAATCATTCTAGGAGGATATATAGATGCTGACAATGACAATCTGATATCAGATGTAATCAATGAGTTTATTAATGGTCACGTAGACATTGAGAAAGAAGACTGGATTAACTATTTTAATGGTGATAATGTTCGGACTCCTCTTATTCTACAAATGGTTTTAAATGGTACTCCAGTTAAGGATGCTATTCTTTTAGTGAATCAACCTATTATTCAACATTTCTTAAGAGAGAATTTTGTTGGACATATAGGAAGAACACTTGGATCAAAGTCTAAATCTGAAAAACAATACGTAATCGAGGCTTTAAAAGTACTTGGAGTATCGCCTATTATGGAGGAAATCCAAACTCCTAAAGGAAAAAAATCAGTTATTAACTTACAAGATACAGTAACAATGTTACTTGAAGACGATTACTTTAAGAGACATATAGAACGTTTTAATGAAAATGATTATCCGCCTTATGTAGAGAATAGTAGGAAAGCATACGATATTATTTTAGAAGAAGCTAAAACTGGAAACATAGAAGCTCAATCTAAGTTGGCTGCACAGGTTGCCTTCTTAACGCAGTATCTTGCTGTAAAGGATCAACAAGATGTACTATATGATTTGACTTCTAATATAGATTTTAATACAAATAACTACAGAAATATTACAGATTTTTTCTCTGTAGCCTATGGTATTAATTCAGCGTCTGATTATTTCAATGGAGAAGCAGTCGAAAAAATTCTTTCTAATAGCGTAGTATCTCCCTTTAACATTGTATCAGAAGCAGTAGAGATTTCTAGAAGTGTCTTCGATATTCTAGCTTTAGCTCCTGTTCAGGAACAAATACAAAAAATACTAGATGAAAATAAATATTGGAGCAGAGATAGGGCAACTAGAGAGGTTAATAAGATTCTTAATAATTTTATGCATATTCTTATTAGCAGATTTGGGGATGACTATAGTAGAGATTTGTATAATAGATATGGAAGAGATTCTGGATTCTTAGAGAAGGATAAACCCAACAACTTAAAGTCTAAGTTTATTACTTTGTTTAAGGATAGTAGTAAGCCTGAGTTGATGCAGTTTGCAAACAAAAATTTATTTTTAGCTAACTTTAATACTATTGATGTAAAAGACTCAAAGATGTTTTATGTAGCTATGAAGACAAATGAGAAAGATCCTGATGCTATAGATGCTGTACAAAAAGCATTCATGGATGGATTAAATCATCCTAATCCACAAGTGTCTCAGTTTTTTACAGATGTTGCTAGTGCTACTATAGTATCACAAGGATTTAATATTCGTTTTAGAAGTATACAACCATATCTTCCTATTAAAGGATATATTGATGTAGCAGCAGGTTTATCTGTTACTTTAAAAGGTTTAAAGTATTCTTATAATAACTCTGACTCTAACGATGAAGAAGCTTTAACTATCTTTACAGAAGGCATTAAAGCAGCATATGCCCAATCTAAACAAAAGGGTCTATCAGAACTGGATAGAGTGTTTCCTAAGTATAAATTTAAGGGAGATGTAGCAATCGTAGAAGAGGTTGATGAAGATGATGTTCTTCCATTAGAAGAAGGTAATACTTATGATGATCCAGAGTTTGACGATGAAGAAGCTTACAGAAGTCAAGGAATTTTAAATAGTTCTAGAGGTAATAGACCTGTTGACTTAGGAGAATCTACAGGTGTAAATGTTGCACGTAAGTCAGGAAAAAGTACGCCACTAAGTTCTACAGATGCAGAAGTGACTAAGTGTAACATAGAAGATTAGATTATATTTAAAGTTTGATATTTTTAATTAAAGATTATATTTGTAACATACGTAAAAATGAGCAAAGGCTGTATTATACATGTAAATAATCCTATATCAGGAGAAAGACATGCTTCCACTTTAGGATATCTATTAACGCAATTAGATTTAGATAGCGACTATATTGCACAAACTATAGAAGCTATTTATGATAACGTTGGAAGTACTCGTTCTTGGGGACCTCTTAAATCGTCTATGACTGCTGCTCATAATCCAGAAGCAGATATAGAACAGTTTTTAGGTTTAGCGGGAATTCAACTTCCTCCTAGACAACTTGCTTATGTAAAGGATGTACAAAAATTTTACGAGGAGAGAGACTTAGATATAGAAAAAGAATATAATCTAACTGATGTACAACAACTTGTACTAGACAATCAGCCTTATTCTACTTTCTCATTACAAATAGAACCTGTACAGAGCGATTTACCTGGTGCACAAAGAACTTACAAATTGACTCCTGCATCAGGAAAAAATGAGTTTAAGTTAATGATGACGGAGGCTTTAGAGTACGAGTTGATTAGAAGTAACTCTGCTTTAGAGTCAGCTAACGTACAACATCTTCAGCCATACTTAGACTTTACTAATCCTGATATCTTTGATACTGCTACAAAAATTATTAATGATCCTAGTACTCCACAATATCAGAGAGAGATACTTAAAAAACTAATTAGAGTACTTCATATAGATCCAAACATCAGTATGGACTTTAGAGTAGAGCATACAGGAGTTATGAGGGATCGCAATGGTGACTATCTTATTAGGCCTGCAACATATGATGCCAGCAATCGTAAACTAAGTTTTAGTCCTATAGCATTAGGTGCTCTAGATATAGATTCTTTTAAGAAGTTGTTTATTCATGAGTTAGTCCACTCTGTTACTGTGCATGCTATGATGTCTCCTAGTAATGCTACTGATAAAAAATTGGTTGAAGGTATAAGAGAGGCCTATCTTTATTATAAGACTAAATATAAAGGACAAGCTCCTGTAGGAGATTATTACGGTTTAGCAGATGAGTTTGAGTTTGTAAGTGAATTCTTAAGTAATCCTGCCTTTAGAGATTCTATAGAAAAAAATGATGTAGAATATGCTAGAAATATTTTTGAAAAGATATGGGACTTTATACTAAGTAAGCTAGGTTTAACTAAGCCAGATAAAAAGATTGCCCCAACTCAAGAAGCACTTGATGAATTGTTAGATAATTATTTTGCAGAAGTAGTATTTAATAACAACTTAAATACTAAAAGTAATCCATTAGATAAACAAAAATTTAACTATGAGATGACAACTATGCAAATGGAAGAAGCTAAGGAGTACTTATTAAAAAATTCTGAATTCCAAAAAAATCTTACTAGGTTTCTAGACTCAGACATTATTGACTGGAAAAAGATTTTTATGGAGGCGAATAGTATAAAAATTAATTTGCCTTTGCTATATAAATCAGAAGAGTCTCTGCAAAATATATCTATTGGAGAAGCTAAAGAGGCTTTTAGATCCCTAGTTACATACTTTCATGATACAGCTAAGTATCTTAGATCTTTACAATTATCTATGGATTCTATGTCTGCAAGTGGTATCTATACTCAAGAGGAGATGTTTAGACAAGCATACCATGCTCGTGAGTTAGGTGAACACTTTAAGCAAGTAATGCGTGAGTATACAGACATTATGGGAGACACTGGTACAGGCACTGTATTAAATACTCAAATAAGAAACATAGAAGCTTTAGCTAACTCACTTACACAAGACTACTTTAATAAAGCTACTAAAGCTATTGCAGAGAAGTTAGCTAGAGAGATTGCTCCTCAAACAGAATCTATGCGAGCAACTATTGCTCAGAATATAGAACAGTTTCAAAAATCTTATGATTCAGCAGTTGCTTCAGGTAATAATACATTAGCTCAGAATCTTAAGAATAAAATAGCAGAGGAAACCAAGAAGTATAATGAATTGGCTACAGAAGAAAATATTGCCAGAGCATTTACTGGCAAATTAAAAGATATTAATTTATTCAGTCTTTATGCAGAATCTGCAGCACTAACAGGTAATATTATTACAGGTACTGTGGGTTCTATGTTGAGTAAAATGTATGACGAAGCTAACGCAGAATCTATTGTACTAGAAAGAAAAATGCGGGGATTAGGAGATAGGCTAGAAAAAATTACAAAGTCTAAAGGGGGTAGGAATCTTACAGGTTTAGATTTTCAAAATACTTTTGGACCATACATCCGTAAAGTAACAGTTAAAGAAATTAAGAAGGGAGAGATAGTAGAAAGAGAGACTTTAGTTTTTAATACAGAGATGGATGAGATCGCTTATCAAAACGATCGAATTACTCTTATTCATGCTATCCAGCAACTTAAAAACCAAAAAAATCAAACAGATATTATAAAAGAAGAGATAAAGAAAAAAGAAAGAGAGTTAGTTAATCTACAAGAAGAGTTTGAAGAGAAGCCTTTTATAGATGAATACTATCGTATTCAATCCTTATTAAGTGATGAAGCAAGGGAGGCTAGAGAAGAAATCATAGAGGAGATGCGTAAGATTCAAGCATCTTCTTTAGACGAAGAGAATAATGAGGATGAATTAGATAAGTTAGAAGACTTAAAGTCTCAGTTAGAACGTTTAGAGGCAGATACCGACATCAACGGTATAGTTAAAGATGAAAAGGGTTTACGTATAGCTGCAAGTATAAGAGAGTGGAAAAAAGAGAAAAATGCTGCAGAGTTATACAAATATGAGCTAACAGAAACTAATAAAGCTTTATTTAATGTACAACTAACAAAAAAGAAAGCTTCTTTGGATAGAGTTAAATTAGAGTATGAAGATGCTGTAGCAACAAAACAACCTGAAGAGGTTATAAATTCTAAAAAAGCTATACTAAATGCAGTCCAAAAAGACTATGATGTTTGGAGAGCCAATAATGCTGTAAGAAAGATTAGTCCAGAGTTTTATGAAGAACGTAGAGAGATCTTAGATTCTATTTCTGCTATTCAAGAGAAAGTAGATGTTCCTGGCATGAGAACTGTTTCAGAGATCTGGGATGAGATTTTTAGCCTATTAAAAGGATTTAAGAATAATGATAATCTTTATGATGGATCAAGAATTCCTAATGAGACTGTTACTGTAGAGGAGAATGGTGTTGTTAGAGAAGTAAATATTCCTATACGTATAGCAGAGTTAGAGAAAGAGTTAGAAGAAGTTAAAGAAACTATTAAAGAGGAGTCTCCTGAACTATCCAGAGAAGATCGTGTAGCTCTTCGTAATCTATATAAAGAGCTTTCTGCAATCCAAGAAAAAGTCTATACACCTGCATATATTGAAGTATACAATACTAAGTTAGCTGAACAAAGAGCCAAACTTTCTGCTCAAAATTCTGCTAAGTATGCAGGAGATCAAAATGGTAGTTTGCTAACTTCGGATGCTGTAGAGGCATTAAAAAATACTACATGGTATAAGATGAACCATAAAAAGGTTTATAACTATTCTGAAGCTGCAGGTACCTTTATAGAAGAAGATGAACCACTAACCTATTGGATGACGACTGAACCTACAGATAAGTCCTACATTAGTTTTAATGAACCCTCGTTTAGATGGAAAACTATTACTCTTAATCCTGTTTTTAGAAAAGAAACCGTTACTCAGAACAAGAAATCTAAACGAGTATCATTGGATAATACAAAGACTAAGTATATAAATCCAGAGTACGCTAGATTAAGTACTGAAGAAAAACAGTTACTTTCTGAAATACTTGAGGTGTATAATGAGATGCAAAAAGGAGTTCCTAGAAACCTTAAGAAAGGTTTAGAACTTCCTTCTGTAATGAAAGAAGGCTTTGAGGCTTTAGGAAATAAGAAATTTGGTACTATTGGCTCTCAGATAAAAGGCGTAGCTAGTAACATATGGGATAATATGACCTTTAAGAATGATGAAGATATGTCTAGAGACGAAGAAGGCAGTATGGTGACAAAGGTTAATAGAAGACTTTTCTTACGTTACAATACTCCTATTGGGGCAGACAAGATGAGTGTAAACTTTATTAATAGTTTAACTATGTACGGTACTGATCTGATTAGGTTTAGAAAAGCTTACGCTAATGCTCCATATTTATACGGTATACAAGATGTTCTTAGTGAAAAAATTCCTGGAAGTCGTATCCAAAAGATGGTAAATAACTTATTTGAACGTAAGTTACAAGGTAAGTCTAGAAAGCCTATGATTAATAATAAAGCGGGTAGGGTATTTGAGTGGGCTTTAGATAAGGGATTGGGTATTGGTGCAGAGTTAGCACTTAGTTTACGTTTACCTTCAAGTATTAAAAACTTTGGAGCTGGTACAATAAACATCTTTGAACAGTTAAAGATTTACGGTGTTAGTCGAAAAGATGTTACTGTAGCAATGGGAAAGAATGCTAAGCATATTGGCGATTTATTTAAATCTTATGTAGAAGATGGTATAGATTCTCCTTATATTCAGAAGATGCGTTACTTCAATATTATGGTTGAAGATCATTTAACTGAATCAGGTAAAAGAGTATATGTTAGTGATTTAGCTAAAGGAGTTAGAAAATACAATCCTCTTTATATGCTTTCTTTTACTAGGACATTTGGTGAATTTGAAATGCGTAGTGCGGTAGCAGAATCTTTATCTAAGCAGTTTATGGTAGAGATGACCGATGGAACATTCAAGCCTATAATGGATGCTTACATTGTAGAAGAGGGTGTTATTAAACCTGATCCAAATATTAAAGACATAGAAGGATTTAGTGGAGTAGAATCTGCATTTAGGCAAAAAGTAAACGCAGTAAATGCTCTTATTCATGGAGCGTATGGTGCAATGGATAAAGGAGAATATAGTAGATATACTATAGGAAGATTAGTTGGCTACATGAAGGGATGGTTTACCTATCAGTTTATTAGAAGATTTGGAAATAGAAGAATGAACTATGGAGCAGGTATGGAACAACAAGGGTACTTTAGAACCTTGGTACAGGCTCTTAAGTTAATCATGCAGAATAGATTTTCTTTTGCAGCTGTAGACAGTTTAATGAGTCCTAGAGAAAAAGCAGAAGCTATGGCAGCAGTTTATGACATGCTTGTGTTAAGTGTAAGTACTGCTATTGCAATTGCTTTAAATGCTTTAGTATACTCTGATGATGACGATGAGGAAAATATCTGGGGAGCTTATTTTTTACTTTACAATCTTTTACAAATCGAAGATGAATTAAACACGTTGAATCCTGTCTTTGGAACAGGATCTATTGTCTATTCTCGTATGATGAATAATGTAGACGGTAAGAATATAGGACAATTTTATTTAGAGAAAAATTTTATTCTTCCTTTGCAGGGAGCTTTTGAGTCTATTAAATTAGCTTATCAATTTGTTAACCCATTAGATGATGTAGATATGTTTGATGAGTATATTGAACGTAGTAGAACAGGTAATATTTTAAATCCTAAAAGATATAAGCCTGATCCTGTACTTCAGGGACAGATGGAGTTTTTTGCTAGATTAGAAAAAATGTTTGGACTTGCAGTAAGTACAAATTACTTTACTGGACCTGAGTATATCTATAGGAAATATGAAGCTAAAAACCCAAGATGGTTTATATCTACATTAGATTCTGAGATAAAGGGAACGAAAGGAGACATATCTTCTATTAATAAACAAATTAAAGCTATGACTCGTCAGTTAGACTATTTAGATGATGAAGAAACTAAACAATCTTTACAATCACAAATAGATGATCTTCAAAAAGAAAAAGTCCAGCTTAAAGAACAACAGAGAGAGTTGTCTGACTATGAAGAAGGATTAGATAGAAGTTAATAATTCTATCTATTGACTTTATTTTTAATTAATATACTTTTGTACTACGGGCCTAATAGCCGAGTACTTAGGTAATCTAATTACTGTAAAGATAATTAAACTTAAATCTAAATAAGAATATATAATTATGGAAAATAATGATTTGCTTAAGGAGCAGGCCAAACGTCTAAGACAGATTGCTTCTAACACAGAAGAACCCCAAGACGTATCTAGAAGTATTGCCCTTACAGGGTCTCTTACTGCTCTTCCTTCCGAGTGTTGCAAGTTTGTAACTTTAATGAACACTACGGGAACTACTGTAAGCTTTACAGTAAACAATTCCATGTCTGGAACTTCAGGAGCTACAGTTGTTTTACCAAACAACTCAGGAGTAAGTATAGATACCCCTAATACAGTAAACGTAAAAGTACTAGGTACTGGAACTCTGTATTACATTGTATCTCAATAAGTTAGCCTTTATTAGGCTTAACTTTATTTAAACTTAACTTACCATTATGGCTCGTATAGGAAAATTTTTCTTTTTTGATGGCTCAGAAAATTTAGCCACTGTCTTCTATTATCATGTAAGATCTAATGGAGGAGTAGTAGAATCTATAGGCTGCGTAGATAATACGTCTAGCTTTTTAGAACAATCTTCTTTTCTCTTATCTCCAAGTGGATACAAAGAAGACACAGTATACACACAGAAACCTATAGGAGCAACAGGTAACTTAACTTTTACCAGAGGATCAGATGCTTGGAGAACTAACGTACAAGGTCTCTTACAGAGAACTCCTTATAACCTAGTACAGTATAGTAATGACTTGAGTAACGTAAGTTGGACTAAGACAAGTGTAACTATTACACCTGATAGTACTGTTGCTCCAAATGGGACACTCACTGCTGACTTAGTAACCTTTACTACAACAAATGGATACGTACTAAGAACACAATCAGTTGCTCCTGCTACACAATACACTTTTAGCGCATATTTCAAGAACAGTACATTTGCAACAGGAGAGACTGTATTCTTTAGATTATCAGATGGCGTTATAGCTCCTGCAATTGCTACAGTTAATATTGTAAATAAAACAGCTACTTATAACACTAATCCTTCTGCTTGGACTAATTTAAGTGGAGTAGTTGAAGAGGTAGGAAATGATTGGTTTAGAGTATCAGTAACTGCAACATCAGTAAACGGAGGTAATGGGTGGATTGAAGTTTTTACAAATGGATTTGCAAAAAGTCTTTATGTCTGGGGATTTCAAATAGTAGAAGGCGCTTATCCTTTAGAGTACTTTCCTACTACAGATAGACTTGATGTACCTAGAATAGATTACTCTTATGGTACTTGTCCTGCTTTACTATTAGAACCGCAGAGAACGAATATAGTATTATATAGTGAGCAGTTTGATGATGTAAGTTGGACTAAAAATGCATCTACTCTAACCCCTAATACTACGGTTTCTCCTAATGGGAATTTAAATGCTGACACATTATCAGTAACTACAAGTACTTACAGTGGAGTCTATAGAACGGTTTCTGGGACATCAGCAATCTATACTGTAAGTGTTTACGCTAAGAAGAATACTAAAGATTGGCTTTTCTTAGTTGACGTACAAGGTACTGGAGGAAGAGCATGGTTTAACTTAAATACGGGTGTTTTAGGTACTGTTGTTTCAGGATATACAGCTACAATAACAAACGTAGGAAATGGATGGTATCGTTGTACATTAACTAATACAACTGCACAATCAGCTATATATCATCAACTAGGACTAAGTGATGCTGATAATACTTTAACACCTATCTCTGCTGGTTCTGCTTTTATTTGGGGAGCCCAATTAGAAGCAGGTGCTTATCCTAGTTCTTATATCAGAACAGAAGCAACCACAGTAACTCGCTTAGCTGACTCTTTCTCTCGTAATAACATATATACTAATAACCTTATAACCTCTGCAGGAGGAACTTGGTACATTCAATTTAGAGTTACAGCAACAGAAAGAGATAACAGTAATGTTTTACGTCTAGGCGACATTAACAATGCACTGCAGATAAATTCTGGACTTGGAGGTTACACATTTATTGTAAACAAGAATATAGCAGGTAGCGGAACAAACGTATACTTTTCCTTTCTAGGATTAAGTTCATCTGTTAAGTTGGTAATAAAATGGAATGGTTCTACCGCAGATATATTTGCCAATGGAACTAAAGTTGTATCAGGTACTTCCTTTACTCCAACTACAATGAATGATTTAACTTGTTCTGTAGGTTCTCCTTTACATATCCAAGGAATGGCTTTATATCCTGTCCCATTAGATGATGTGGACTGTGAGTTGCTTACTAATCCTACTTCTAGTGGATACAGTTCTTTTGCTTCAATGGCTTCTAGCTTAGGATACATATTAATCTAAACAAACTATTAAACTTAAATTTAAATTAGATGGCTACCCCAACACTTATATTAGGAGCAAATAACTGGGCAATAGAAGAAGATAACATTCTAGGATATGCCTTAGGATCTTCTTCTAAGCAATACTTACCTAGAGAGATCTCATTTACTAGGGGATCAGATGCTACATATACTGACTCTACAGGAGTAATTAGACAAGCATGTTGGAATTTGTTAGGCTACTCTGAAGAGTTTAACAATGCATATTGGTCAACAGCTAGAGGTACGATTACTCCTAACGCTACTATTTCTCCTACAGGTATCCAAGATGCTGATACGCTTGTAACTTTAAGTGGACAAGTTACTACCCCTGTAGTGTTTAAAACAAATTTCATTACATTTACTGGAAATACAGCATATACTCTTAGCCTCTTTGCTAAAGTATTGGGAGACACCAATGTATTTAAAATTGCTTATGTGGATAACTCTGCAGGAGGTTATACTGGAGGAGTAGCTACTTACAACTTGAGTACGCAAGTAATTAGTATTACGCAAAGTCCTAATTCTTCGGTAACTGCTTCAATGCAAAACGTAGGAAATGGATGGTATCGTTTAATTTTAAGTTTTGTGACTGTAGCTACACCAAGCTATCATTACATTGACTTTGGACCTGATAGTGTATCAACTAATAACACTTTTGGAATTTGGGGCGCTCAGTTAGTTCATGGAACACAACCTCTCACTTACTTAAGAACAACAGACAGACTTAACGTTCCTAGAGTTGACAGTTCTACTGGATCTAAAGCTTTTTTGGTTGAGCCTCAGAGAACGAATTTGGCGTTGTATAGTAATGATTTTACTAATGTAGTTTGGAGTAAGTCTGGTGCTACTGTAACTCCTAACACAACAATTTCTCCTGATGGTACTCAAAATGCTTCAACTATTGTATTTAGTGGAGTTGACAAATATGTTACACAAGGATGTTTTACACTTGGTACAAGTGCAACTAGTTCTGTTTGGGTTAAAGGTACATCTGGAGAAACAATAACAATTGCTTGTGGAGGAACTGACCAAGTATTTACGCTTAATGGGAGTTGGCAAAGATTGTCAGTAAGCAGAGCATCTACATCTAATATCTATGCAAACATCAATACATTTCTAGGAGCAACTGCAAGGACAATCTACGTTTATGGATTCCAAGCAGAGGTTGGAGCATATCCTACTAGCTATATTCCAACTCAAGCAACAACTGTTACAAGGATTGCTGACAGTGCTGTAAGAACAGGTATTAGTAGTTTAATCGGACAAACAGAAGGCGTGCTTTATTGCGATGTTAATTTAGATGTTCGCCAATCTTTTACTTATTTAGCCATCGCTCCAAATATAGGTGCGGCAAATATTTACATAGGAATTGGGTTTAATGCAACATCAATCCAATACGAAGTGGTAAATTCTGGGGTTCAGTCGCAAATAACTTTTCTCAATTCATCTACTGGTAGGTTTAAAATCGCGGGGGCATATAAAGAAAATGATTTTGTTTTGTATGTTAACGGCTCACAAATTGGTACAGATACGAGTGGAACAGTTCCAACTTGTTCGGAAATTGGTTTGTTTGCATATAATCAAGCCACACCAATGAGATACAATCAAGTTGCCTTGTTTAACACACGTCTTACTAACGCAGAACTTGCTGCACTAACAACCTTATAAACTTAAACTTAAATTACAAAATATAAACTTTAAATAATAAAACAAGCTATGTCATACGCTAAAATATTTCCCTTAGGTTCTCTTGGTTCAGTAGTAAACACAGGAGTACTTCAACTTCAAGGAGGGGTGTACCTAGATGGTACCCTTAGAATTCTTACTGATCAATTAAACACTCCATCAGTATTAAGACTCTCTACTACATCAGTAACAAACTATGGAGGAGGATCTATCACAACTAACACGGCATTTGGTGACCAAGCATTATTGAGCAACACAAGCGGTTCAAATAACCTTTCATTAGGCTATCGTGCTTTACGAGCCAACACAAGCGGAACACAAAACGTTGCTGTAGGGGTGGATGCGTTGTTGGCAAGTAGTACGGCGAGTAGTTGTACTGCTGTTGGTTATCAATCCTTAAATGCTAATACTACGGGTATTAGAAATACTGCTATAGGTGAGAGGTCTTTGCTTACAAATAGCACAGGTGCATTAAATACTGCTGTAGGTAAGGATGCATTAGTACAAAATATCAGTGGAAATAATAATACTGCCGTAGGTGTGACTGCATTAGCCAACAACACCGCATCCAACAACGTTGCCGTAGGTTACGAAGCCGCATTAACCAACACCTCAGGCATAAGCATAACTGCGATAGGGTATCAGGCGTTGAGGTTGAGTACGGGAAACTACAATACTGCATTAGGATATCAGGCAGGTTTAGCAAATACTACAGGGGCTTCAAACGTAGCGTTGGGAAGTTCAGCACTATTGGCAAATATTACAGGTTCAAATAATATCGCTATTGGAGGTGCTTTATTTGTTCCAAGTGGCTCAAGTTTTAATGTAGCAATTGGAAATTTATCGTTAGGGGCTAATTGTGGTAATGCAAATACTGCAGTAGGTCATAATGCATTAAATCTAAACACATCAGCAAATAACGTAGCGGTAGGTTTTAGTGCAGCAGCCGCCAACACCTCCGGAACAGGAATCACAGCCATAGGTTATCAGGCGCTGACTGCGAGTACGGGAAACTACAATACTGCTTTAGGTTTTCAGGCGGGTACACAAATAACTACAGGTACAAATAATACAATCATAGGATATAACGCAGGTAATGCAGGATTGGCTGTAGGTAGTAACTCTACGATAATTGGCGCGAATGCAAATACATCAGGTTTTCAAGGTGGCGTTGTATTAGGCTCAAACGCTACAGCAACAGCCGCTAACCAGTTTGTAGTTGGTAGTGCATCAGCTAACGCGGGTACTGTAGTTGCAGAAACAAATACTACTATTTCTTCTTGGGCTGTCAAGATTAACGGAACAGATAGAAAACTTCTCTTATTAGATACTGCTCAGAACGTAATTGATGTTAAGCAAAGTGTTGCTGCCTCCACTTCTACTACTACAGTAAACTGGGCTAACGGAAACTTAGCGGATATTACGCTTACTTCTAGCACTACTTTAACCTTAAGCGCTCCAGTAATAGGAACCTACATAGTAAAGTTAACCCAAGGAGGAGCAGGAAGCTTCACAGTAACTTGGCCTGCTACAGTAAAATGGTCAGGAGGTATTGCCCCTGTATTGACTACTACTGCAGGTAAGATAGATATCATTACTTTAGTATGGGATGGAACAAATTATTACGCTTCTTATATCTTAAATTTTTAATCTAGTTTAAAATAAAAATAAAAACTAACATGCTAACAGGAATATCATTTTTAAATGAAACTATACAATCTAATGCGAGAGCAGTAAATGGAGGAGGTATATCGGAAAGTTTAGATGAAGCAAACGCATTATATTCTCGCTTAACAGGAGCTTCATTTGAGTTAGTACCTTCTTCTTTTGGGAGAGGAGTTCTTTACTCAGGAGCTCCAGGAGCAAATGGGGATTTAACTTGGACTCGTGGAAGTGATGCGTTTAGAACCAATGCAAGTGGGTTGATTCAGCGAGTGCCGTGGAATTTGTTTCAGTATTCCGAGGATTTAAGCAATGCTTCAAATTGGTTTACTATATCTGCAACTGTAACCACTAACACTACAACTGCACCCAATGGGACATTGACTGCGGACAAGTTGACTGCAACTACAACAACAAGCACTCATATTTTACTACAACAACCTGCGGGGTCAGTCAGTGGTGCAACATCAACGGTATCTATTTACGCAAAATCAGCGGGATTGTCTAATATACAATTTCTGAACAATGCGGGTGGATTAGGAGTTGCTAACTTTAATTTATCTGCTGGGACTGCGGTTTTAGTCAATGGCGTTTCTGCAAGTATTGAAAATGTTGGCAACGGATGGTATAGATGTATTATGACATACACGCCAACAACTTCGGGGAATTACAATGTTCAAATAAGGTTGGCAGATAGTTCGGGCAATACAACATTTTTAGGAAATGGAACTGATGGCGTATTCATTTGGGGCGCACAACTTGTCGAAGGCACAACCGCACAAACATACCTACCAACAACCGACCGATTAAACTTTCCCCGTCTAAGTTATACCTACGGCAGTTGTCCGAGTGCGTTGTTAGAACCGCAGAGGACTAATTTGGTGTTGTATTCGGAGCAGTTTGATAATGCGAGTTGGGTAAAGGATAGTAGTGCAACGGTGACGGCAAACACAACAACTGCCCCCGATGGGAATACAACTGCCGACACCATCAATATTGCTGCCGTAGCAAATTCACGAATAAATCAAGTAATAAATATTAACAATTCAACTACTTACACAATAAGTGGATATTTCAAAAATATAGCATTAGCATCGGGTCAAAATATAGCATTAATCTATGGTAATACAAATTCCTTTGGTCCTCCGAATAATTTTACTGCAACTGCCTCTATTGATTTATTCAATGGAACTGCAACTTATTCACTTACGGGGACATCGGGAACGGGGTTTTCGGGTAGTGCAAGTGGTTCAATTCAAAATGTTGGCAATGGTTGGTATAGAGTGACATTAACATTTACAACGGGAACTGCCGCTGCTACTGGTGGAGTATTTAGATTAATGAGTTTAGATGTCGTAAGTGCTAGGTCGTTTTATGCTTGGGGAATGCAGATGGAAGCAGGCGCATACCCCACCACCTACATCCCAACTACATCAGCCACCGCCACCCGTGTTGCAGATTCTGCCGTTAAAACGGGGATTAGTTCTATCATAAATAGCCAACAAGGAACACTATATGTAAATTGTAGGGCATTGTTTAATGGTGGAAGTTTTAGAGGCATTTCAATAAGCGATGGCACATATGCCAACCGAATCGCTATTGTTCAGTCATCAACTGCAAATACCTTGCTCATTGCTTTTGTAATTGGCAGTACATTCATTGTCAATCAATCAATATCTGGTTACACACAAACCAACCTTAACAAAGTTGCGGTAAGTTGGGGAAGTGGTACATTAAAAGTATTTATCAATGGAAGTTTGTCAAACACTTTTACATCAATTACAATGCCGTCATCAAATTTATTCACAAGAATTGGATTTGATGCGGGTGCAAGTGGAAGTGAATTTGAAGGATTCATCCAACAAATGGCACTTTTCCCAACACCCCTTTCTGATACTGATTGTGCGGCTATCACGAGTTTATAAATGGCAGTAGTATACGCACATATGAAAAAAGATAGTAGAGAAATCTACTACATTGGCATCGGAAACAATGTTAAAAGAGCGTATCACACCGGATGTAGAAGTGAATTATGGAAAAGACACTATAGAAAATACGGCTTAATTGTGGACATACTTTGCAGTGATATCGACATTTCTACAGCCAAGGAAGTAGAGAAGTTTCTTATTGCACAATACGGAAAGAAACAACTGTGCAATAGAACTGATGGCGGTGAAGGATTCTTTGGGGGTAAACACACGGAAGAGACAAAACAAAAGATTAGTGAAATGAAAAGAGGTAGGAAACCAAACAAGGAAACACTAATCAAAATGTCAATAGCATCTAAAGGACACAATAGAAGACCAGTGGGTTCTTGGAGTCAAAGTGAGGAGGCAAAACGTAAAATAGGAGAGGCTTTTAAAGGAAAGAAAAGAAGTGAATACTTTTGTCAAAGAGCAAAGGAAGGTAAAACTGGATACAAACCAGCAAAATCTACAATATATGCCGCAGCTAAAGTAAGGAAAGAGAAAGCCTGCTTAATACAGGAAATAACTACAGGGTTTACAGGTAAGCCTTGGGAAGTTTGTGATAAATTCAACATAGACAGAAGCGAGCTGTACAAAAAATGTAAAACTAATAAACCGTATATGTCTGGAAGAAACAAGGGATTATGCTTTAAGAAAATAAACCAAACTAGATTAACTTTAACAAAATTAAACTAACTTAAACTAAATTTAAATATATTTGAATATGGAATACTTAAAATATGAATTTGCAGATCAAGCAGCTTGGTCAAAAAAGAAAGCAACTATCTGGGCAGAAGAGTCTGGATACAACAACTGTCACGTAGTAGAGTTAGGAGATATTGTTTTAACTCCTGCTACTTACGATGAAGAAGGTAATGTACTTACTCCTGCTGTTACTGCAGGTAAGTTTGGTGTAGACATCGTATGGAACGAAAGCGAAGATTCTGCTTTTACTAGTTTCCAAGTATGGCCTGCTCCATGTGGTGTACATACCTTTGCAGGATTAGAGTCTTTGTACGAAGCAGCATACTATGCAAAGTTTCCTGATCGTAAGCCAGTTATTGATGCTCCAGTTGAACCTACGCCAACTGCAGAATAACATTAAAGATTAATTTAAGTCAGGCAATTGGGTTACAATTAATATCTTAGAACCATTGACTAATTTTTTTATAAAACTATCTTTGTACAAATAAGACTGGGCTTGGTTGCCTGACTAATCTAAAATGAAAACTTCCTTCTTCCTATATTCTACTACTACTGTTTTGGCGTTTTTGGGGACTTACTTTTTTAACCTAGGGGCTGACAATGTAGAACAGTATTTGGCCTTGGTTGCTGTCGTTTTTATTGATGGATTCTTTGGAGTATGGGCAGGTACTAAAAAGGAAGGATTCCAAACTAGAAAAGCTCTTAAAGTTCTTAAGACACTTTTCTCTTGGGTGTTAATACTTACGGGTGTTTTAATGATTGAAAAGGGATTTGAGGGCACATTCTGGCTAAGCGAAACTTTCTGTGCTCCCTTTATTGTATTTCAGATAGTGAGTGCTCTTAAAAACGCTCACACAGTGGGGGTAATAAACAATAGTGTATTGTCAGAGATCCTAAAAAGAATAGATCAGCATAAGTTTGACCACAATAAATGAAAGATTTCTCCGTTAAACTTAACTTTATCCTTGTACTTGTAATCGCTTACTTACTCTATAAATATGAGTACGTACAAGAACAAGATACCAATCAGGTAATTGCTTTTATAGATTCTATAGATAAAGCAAACGATACTTACTTTGAGAAGATAGACTCTTTAGAACATATTAAGCATGAAGAGTTTCACAACTACGAAAAAATCACCCTTAAATATGACACCATCCAGATTGCTATTGATACTATGCCTGACATTGATGGCACAAAATACCTACTCACAATCTCTAGACAGCTTACCGCTAAAGGAATTGAATAACGAGTTCCTTAAGGGAATTCAAGCACGTGAGAGAGTAGTAAGTCTTAAAAAGATTATTAAGACAGACAGCATCCAATTAATTTACTATAAGGATTCGTTGATTCCTAACTACCAAAAAGCTTTAGATACAGCTAAAGTAGAGATAGTTCGCTTAGATACTAAAGTAAAATCTCAAGCAGAAACTATAAAAACTTTAAATAAAGTTTTGAAAGGTGGATTATTTGCTATAGTTTTGTTAACCATAGGATTGATTTTATAATCCCTAAGCCTATGATGCCAATATCTAAACAGATTATCCAGCACTACATGGATAATCCAAACACAGACGAATCAGCCTTAGAGGTTGCTATTCGCTTCAACTATTATCCCCAAGATCCTAGTCAATTAAGAGCTAAAAGAGTCAGAGACTTAAAAAGAGCTGCTTTACTTAAAGTACAACTTAATCAGTCTTTGAATCCTAATAACCCTCAATCTACCCAAGTCTTAGGAAGTTACGATGAAAACTTAGATAAAGGAACCCTTGAGGTTTCTAAACTAGTCTCTGAGCAGCCTAGATCTGCAGAAGAGATCATTAAGATTCATAAGATAGACACTACAAAGTGGCGCTTAGTACAATACTGGAGTAAAGAAAAACAATCAGGTTGGCTAGTATCAGCACTCTTTGCTTCTGTTAAGCCTGAAGATCGTTTGCCCGAAGACATTAGAGATGTTCTAAGAGAGGTTTTCCTTGAGTCTAATCTTCCTGTATACCAAGCACCTAAAAAGTCGCCTATAACGTCTAAGAAAGCCTTATTCGTATACATGAGTGACAAACACGTAGGAGCGCTTACACATCCTAATGCTATTTTCTCAAATGAGTACAACGAAGATGTCTTCGAAGTAAGAATGATGAAAGTATTGGAGGAGATAGAAAAACAAGTAAGAACCTACGGAAGACTAGAAGATCTTTTTATTTGTGATTTAGGAGACTCTTTAGATGGTTGGAGTGGTCAAACTACTAGAGGAGGACATGCACTTCCTCAAAATATGAACAACAAGGAAGCCTTTATGACATACTTGTTTTCTCACAAAAGATTTTTTGATGCATTGGTAGAAAAGAATCTAGCTAATAACATTCATGCTATTATGCAGACAGAAGATAATCACAGCGGCTCATACGGGTATATTACTAACCAAGCACTTACACTTTACTTAAACACAGCCTACCCATTTATCAATGTTAAGATAATGGAAAAGTTCCTAGAACACTTTGACTATGGAAAACATACATTTATTTTTACTCATGGAAAAGACTCTGAAGATCTTAAGCATGGTCTTCCCCTTTTCTTAAACGAGAAAGCAGAAAATTTCCTTAACAAGTACATAGACCACCACAAGTTAGGAGAGAATAAAAATATCTCAGTGGTAAAAGGAGACCTACATACCGAGAGCATGCAACAGTCATACAAGTTTAGATATAGAAACGTATTGTCTATGTATGGATCATCTAAGTGGATAATGAATAACTTTGGTCCAGGATATCCAGGAGTTTCTTTTGATTTAGTAGAAAAAGATACGGATTTAATATATTCGTTTTATATTCGCTTTAAGTAAAGTTAAATACAGTTAAGATGATTACGTTAGCAGATATAGATAAATTAAAGAATAAGTTTTACTTAGACTCAGAGAAAGAGGGACATGCAACAAGAGCAAATACAATAGTTCTTACAGAAGCCCAGTACGATGCTTTGCTTAGAGAGATGGGAATAGACGAGTTAGACGACATATATATAGAAAGCATAGAAGGACTACAAGTAGTCTTTGCAGAAGGATTAGAAGAACCTCGCTTACTTAGACTTTAATTAAAGTACGTTTACAATAATACCATTCTGTATATCAAAAGTCACAGGAGGTAGGGGAGCAGGTTGTTGTATAGTAACCATACCTGTATATCCTGCTACACTATTTAAAACTCCTGAATTAGAAACTACTGGTCCATCTGTAGTCAGTGAAGTTACAGTCAGACTACTTTGTACTCTAGCAGTTCCATTTACATCAAGTTTGTATCCTGCATTACTAGTACCTCCTACAGTCATATTACCTGCAGGAATAGAAGTAAATGTAGTAGAAGAGTTTCCTATTACTGTGGTGTTTGATCCGAGACCCAAAGCGGTGTCCCCAATAATAATTGAGTATGAGTCATTAATTGTAGATAGTCTAGTATTTCTACCTATTGCTGTATTGTGAAATGCTGTAGTAACTTGAGTTGTTCCATCTGCTAAATAGCTCCCAGCATTTTCACCGATAAATGTATTTCTGTAGCCACTAGTTAAAAATCTACCTGTTTGTGATCCTACAATTGTATTTCCATAACCTATAGTAAGATTATATCCTGCTAAGTCTCCAAATAAAGAATTACTATTTCCAGTTGTTAAACTACCTCCAGCAACTCCTACAATAACGTTAGCTTGTCCTGTTGTTATACTTTTACCTGCATCTGCTCCTATTAATACAGTTCTAATTGCTGAACCACTTGAGGCAATAATTGCATTCCCTGCATTTCGTCCTAAAGCAGTAAGGTTATTATCAATAACCATCCCTTGAACTCCACCTACAGTAAAGTAACGTGCAGTAGTGTTTACTTTATAATACTGAAGAGCTACTCCCGTCAAAGAAGCATCTGTTGCTGAGTCTGTATAGGTAGTTGTTACGTTATCGTTTATAGTAGCAAGAAATCTTTGAGCATCACTAGTTTGTCCTACTCTAGTTCTGTAAATTTTTCTAGCTGTTACACGAGGGTCACTAGATACAGGAATACCTGTTAAGTTTACAGTTGTATTCCCCGTGGTCGTAGTAACCGTTAAAATACTACCTGCATTAGTTTCTCCTAAGGCTGTTACATAAGTTACAAAATAGTAGTAGGTGCCCACTCCTAAGTTAGTACCTGCTGAAAGAGTAAACCCTCCAATTACAGGAGGTGCAGCCAAAGGATTTATATTAAATGCTCCTTGTACTGAGACCGAACTAGTTTCAAGAGTTGTTCCTTGTACATCTAATCTATAACTAGGTGAAATAGTTCCTATGCCTACTCTTCCATTAACTGTGTCTGTAGAGATCAGATTGGTAGCCACTGTCAATCCACCAATAGTAATAGCATTTGTAGTTGTATTACCCGCTGTAGTGACTTGTGCTAAGGTAGGCGTAGGTAGACTTATGGAACTTACTAGTTTCCATGTACCATCATCTGCTAGGTATCTAGTACCTGCTCCAGTAGAGCCTGTCCCTAAGCGATTAGGATCAATAATTCCTATAGAAATATAGGAGGCATCAAACAATCTATAAGCAAAGGGACCTGTTCCTGATACAGGAGATGCTAAGAAATATCCTGCAGGCATTTGAGGAATACCTGTGGGATTTATACTGTAAGCTTGTAACTCTGCAGAAGTCAGTGGATTATTAGGCATAGTAAGTAGTTATACAAATATAATATAATACAAAAAATAAGAAAGGGGAACTTCTCAGCTCCCCTTTCCTAGTTGGTTGGTAAAAAACTAAACTAATTAACTAAAACTAAATAACTTTAAAACTATGATTAGATCGCTTGTGGTCCTCCTGTAGCAGCTAAAAATGCAAGAATTTCTTCTTTTACTTTTAACTCTACTACGATTGGCTCACTTGTGATTTCAAATTTAGTGATTTTTACTGGAACTTTTTGCTTAGTTGCGGGATCAATCTTATACTGATAGTCTACAGGGTTAAGTTTATCTGCATTACCTTCTAAGACAACAGCTAAGCCGTCTGTTGTAGGGTAGGTCATAAGAACTTTGTTGATGTTAAAAGAGTAACCTTTCTTAACAATCAACTCCATTTCTTCACCGTTCTCAATCTTTTCTTTTTCTGTGTAATAGAACAACATATTTTTTAAATTATTAATCTTACCAAACAATAGCAATATCGCTATCTCTTACCATGATCTTTTCTTCTCCTTCTACTTCAACTAACTCTGCTGATTGAAGGTACATCAAATTTACATAAACAAAGTCTCCTACTTTTACGTTGGTTACTTCTTCTCCGAGTGCGTATACTTCTAAACGCTTAAGGTTAGCCAACTCTTTCATATTCAACTCTTCTTCCATCTCTGGTGTCAGTTGAATGAGCCTTTCTTCTCTCATAGGACGATTGAGTAATACTCTGTGTCCTTTTACTGTGATTGCCATATTTTATTTTATTTTATTTTACTTTATTTGTTTTCTACTTTAACTACTTCTAGACCTGCTTTCTTTAATAAATCTATCCCATTCATATCTCTATAGTCTTGAAGATATACAAATGTACTAATTCCACTCTGTATAATCAACTTAGCACAATGTACACAACATGCGTGAGTACAATATAAAGTAGAGTCTTGGGTAGAGATAGGAGACTTACAGGCCTTAGTAATAGCATTAGATTCTGCATGTAGTACAGTATCTAACGTAACATTGTTTTGTTCACAGACATTAGGAAAGCCAGAAATTTGACCATTATATCCAAAAGAAATAATGTTACCGTCTTTAACTATTACTGCACCTACCTGTAACCTCTCACAGTAAGACTCTTCTGAGACTCTTGCGGCTAAGTCTAAGTATAAACAAACTTTTTGCTTAAGTAAGTAACTGTGAGAGGTTGGTATAGTGTAGGTGTTCATCTTAATGACAATTCAAATCTAAAGATTTCTTTTGGAATATCCACAACTACATCATTAAAATTTATATGCTGATGTAAAAGTGACTTATAGTCTTTGGACATTTCTTCAAACCTACCTTGCTTAAACAACTCTATATCTCTGTGGTAAATAGAACTAGGCTTAAAGACATACATTCTCATATCATCTACGTCATAGTAATCATAGAATGAGTCAAAGTTTGTAATCTTGTTTTCGAACATCTCAAAAGCGTCCTTATCAGTAGGTTTAAATAAAAAGAAAAGGCAACTGTTGTACTTAGACTTATAACCATAGTCATCTAGATAAACATTAACTAAACCAAAGTTCGCTAATAGTCTAGAAGCATTAGCCCCTGACGTAAATATCAGGGGACTAAGAAACTTGGTGGTATTATTTGTAGTATCTGAGTACACAATATTATATTTATACGATTCTGAGGCCATCATTTTGGTAATCCTCCCTAGTATAAGCCCATAAATCATTCTCTGAGTGCCACTTTAAGCGATCAATTGCTTGGTGGAACCCTTCATACTCCTTATGCAAGTACGTTCCTCCTGTCTTACCTATAGACATTAATGTGTCTGATAGTTCATAGATCAAAGGACTGCCTGGAAACTTTTGGCTTTCTACAATAAATCTAAAGTTGTTTATCTTTAAGTTATCTCCGTACTTAGACAAGTCAGATCTCATCAATCCTTCTGTATAGAAGGCTGCTTGGAAATCATATCTGTGCTTAAGCAAAGTTTCTACCCAATAGTTCAAAGAAGTTGTGGTTGTCTTTAAATCAATAGGATATAGGATGTTGTTTACTACATCAACTACCACTAAATCTAAAAGACCCTTACATTCTACTCCTTCGTATTCAAAGTTGATTGCTTGTTGAGTAAATACTTTATATTGAGAGTTACCTAAGATATACTTGTTAGTGAAAGGATTATTCTTAAGGCTATTTGCAATTACTTGGATGGTGTTGTATTGCGTAGGGGTTACTACTTTCTTTCCCTCTCCTGCAATCAAATCATCATAGTATGCTTTACCTTCTTTCTCAAACCTTTCTCTTACCTTAGCAAGAGTATCTCGCTTAAAACCTGCTAACTCGTATGCAATGTTCTCTGCCATAGTATCATTACGATTAGCAAATAGATGCCATACAAAGTCTCCCATTTGTCCTGTAGGTCTCTCTACAGTACTGAAATAGAATTGTTCTAAGAAGACGTCTTCTCCTTGTGTAAGAATTAAGTCTACACCATCTCCTATAACTGTTACTTCTGCAGGTTCATCCATATCAGAGTTAGGGTCATAGTTAGCATATAGATTAGGGTGTAGCAATATTTTCTTAAGCCTGCTCTGGCTTTGTGCTGTATTGGATAAGTAATCTTGATCTAGGATCATTGCTTCATAAATTTAATAGTGAGTGTAAACCATAAGAACCCTAAGTGCATACTAAATCTTTCTCTAGAGTTAGTGCGACTAAAAGTTATTATGGGGAAAGGATAGAAGAACCAATAGGGATAATCCCTCTGTCCTTTTGTTAGTTTGGAGAAGTTACTTACTTGAATCTTCATCATATGTGACTAATTTTTTTTTGTAAATGTGTGTAAATTTGATTAATTTTTGTAATAAATTGTTCTTGTGTTAAGTCCGATTTAACAATATTGCAATACTTACAACAAGGAACACAGTTATCAAGAGAATAGTGTTTTGTGGGATCTACCCTATCTATGCCATTTCTTACAATCTTTATGTTTTGTACAATTTTATTTTTACCAAGGGTTTTCTCCTCAGCCGGTTGCCCACAATAAAAACAGTCTCCTTTAATTAATTTTTCAAAATCCTCTAAAGATAGTAAATTTTTAATTCTCCCCTTTGATTTTTTACACCTTCCTACAATAGATAGATTATATAACCTTTCAATATCTGATTGTCTTCTAGTACTTTGTGGTCTTTCTTTGTATCCACAGACTGTACATTTTTTAATACCTTCCTTAGTAATTAAATCAGTGGTTGATCTTTTAGTTATTGTTCCACACTTGCACATGCATGTCCACAAAGCTCTTATTGTCTTTTTTCCTGTACTAGATACATATACTTTTCTAATAGGCTCATCTTCCAATATAGTAAAATCCCCATAAACGTCTCCTTTATTTAAAGGTTTAACTCTCGTTTTGCCTGCTTTTATTTTGTTAAGCTTGTTAAAAAATCCGTCTTTAAGTCTTTGATCTGTTAATTCTTTTGTACTACAAGGTTTACATCTTTGTAAACTTATGCCATCACTATTTTTTGGATAAAGGACATACCTTGTAGGATTATACTGAATTGTACGGTAACTTAAACAAGAAGGACAACACACTTCTACCTGTTTATATTTAGTTTTTTGCATAACTTATGTATTTTATACGTAAATATACATAAAAATCATATATTATGCAAGGACTTTTTATAAAAATGTACCCAGAACATCATATTACAAATTACGTGATGAGCATGAAGCAGTTGACTTTCTTTATCTACAAATTCATCTTTCATCATTTCTACAAGATGTCGCTGTGATGAGTCTAAAATAGATCTTAATTCTAATCCTTTCTTCCAGTTGTTTTCTCCTGAACTGTTTAAGGTATAACCTTCAGGAAACTTTAGATCTTTTTTTGCATCAAGACCATTGATCAACACTCCTTCTTTTGTTAGGTAGGTAGAATATTTGTTTGCTCCAAACTCAAGCACTTCTACTAGTCCTTCTAAAGATTCAAAATCTACAAGAGACCATTTTCGCTTACCTGAGTTGTACCTTAACGCTTGTTCTTGCTTAGGAGTGCCTTCATTATAATCTTCCATTGCAGGGAAATCATTAGCCATTGTTTAACGCATTAAAGCTCCTGTAGTAGTTCTAGAGATAGGATCTGCAGGTACTACTGTAAGTAATACTCTTCCAAACTTCATGGGAGAAACATTAGTTACAATAGACATTACTCCATTACAATTAATTAAGGTTCCTGACTGGATAGTTTGACTTTCTTCTTCTCCGTAGTAAGTAATCATGTTTTCTCCATAGGCATAGGAGGGTTGGACATCGGGAGAGCCTACAGCTTCCACTTTGTCTGATTCTGTGCGGGGTTCTATAATATATAACATAATTTTATTTTTAATTTAGTCTAGTTCTGGTACTTCCACTCCCAGGATATCTCTTGCAAATCCAATCACATCTTGGATAAACTTATGTACTTCGTCTTTCTTACCCTTAGATAACGATAGAGGAGTTTTAATAAACTGTCCTTGGAACATTATCTCTTCGTAGAAATACTTGTCCTTAAGGAAAATAACTACCTCTTCTTTGGTATATATTTCTCCTGTAAGGGACTCAAAACCTGCTTTTACTATAGGTACTAGGGTACTATAGAAATAAGCCAACTGAGGGTTTGTTTTCTTAGAATCAACTCGTGTAATACAAACCTCTACATCTATCTTAGGATCTTGTTTCATAAGTTCTTTAAAGTATGACTGCATTAACTCTTTATCTCCCTTAAGATAAACGTTACCATCTATATTAAGGGAAAGAGTTGCCGGTATGTAGACTCTATTTATCATTGGTTCTTTTCTCTAGTTCTTCCAAAAGCAAAAATGCCAACTCTTCGTCTTCATCTATCTGGCTACTTGCGTTTCTCTTCTGCAAATATCCATCTAAAATTTTAATAAAGTAAGCATTTTTTGCTTTTGCTTCGTTAATTGCTTTCCGTAAATCGTCATTAACAAACTCACGAATAAACAAATACTGTGTGTTAACTGCTCTTGCAAGGAGATATGTTCTCCTTACTTCCTTTAATTGTTCGTCTGTCATCTTACTTCTTCCAATATTTTGCATAAGCTGGCTCTGCACCTAGCTTAACTCGCTTACAGAATTTAGCTGCAGACTTTTCCATAGCACCTTGAATAGCATCACAAGCTTCTTCTACAATACTTTCAGGACATTCTACAAGGTATTCGTCATGAATAATGTTAACCAGCTTGACAGTACCAAATAGATTGTTAGGAATTATGTAATCTTGCCAGAAGTAAATTCCAGCAAGTTTGCTTATTTCTGCAGATTCTCCCTGTACTCTATAGTTAAGAGACATTCTTTCGATGTCTCCTTTCTTTCTAAAGTATCTAGAGACTTTATCCTTCATCTCACGTGCAGTTGGTGTATTACTATTTTTAAGTTGTTTATAACGATCCCAGAACTCTTTATTCTTTAATTCTTGTTCTATGGCTTTAAACTCGTCAAAATAGTCTACGTAACACTTTTTACCTGTGACTTTAGAGAGTAGTACATAACCGTTTTCTATACCAAACTTCTTAGCATTTGTATAGTATTTATCTAAGTCAGGAAATGCTTCAAAGTATTTGTTATAGATATCTACACCTTCTTGTTCTGTTAGTTGAAGTTGGTCTGATATAGCTTTTGCTGATCCACCATATGCTAATGCAAATCCGATTACTTTACTCTGCTGTCTCTTGTCTTTATGTTTAGATTTAATTTCATCTAAAGATAACCCATTTAACTCTTTAAACATCTTAGATGCAATAAAACTGTGCATGTCAGACAAACCTTTGTCATAAAACTCTAACAAAGAAGGATCTAAACATTGGTTGACTAGAACTACAGACTCTTGTGCACTGTAATCGCAACTAATAAGTAAGCTACCCTCCTCTGCTACGAAACATGATCTTGTTTCTTGGTCTGATGGAATGTTTTGGAAGTTAAAGTTCTTTACGTTTCCTGATTTACCACCACTAGATAAGCGTCCTGTGTTCATCAACTGCTTAAACTGTGTGTGTATTCTTCCGCTAACTGGATTAATTTGTTCTATCCAGTTATATCCATAAGTTCCAATATCCTTTTGGGCTCCCTTAAACTTTAAATAAGTTTCAATAATGGGATACTTTGAGCTGTATTTTACTAGGTGACTAGCTTCAATTGTATCTTTTGTTACTCCTTTCTCTACTACCTTAGTATCTACACCAATCTCTTGAAAGAACTCTACAACTTGAGAAGGTGAGTTCCAATTCACATTGGTCTTGGTAGAAGAAGAGAAGAGGTCAAGTTGGTAGTCGATAAACTTCTCCATCTTATTATCTAGGATGAATTGGTTTAATGCTGCCTCTGCTTCATCAGCTTCTCTCTGTACCTTTTCTATCTTTGCTGTCCATTGTGGTACATCTAGTTTCATACCGCAGTATTCGATGTATGCAAGGACTAAAACAAATTTATTGTCTAATTCAATAGACACAGAGGTACCATCAGCAAGCTGCATGAATTCTTGCTTTTCCTTTAATTTGTGCAGATACTTTACGTCATACGCAGAGTACTTTACGAAACCTTCAGTAAGTCTACCTGTAATATTTGCTCGTTCCTCTTTGCTTAGAACTACACCACAATGACGTAATACACAAGCAGAAAGGGAGCATCTATGGCTTTCTATACCTAGGCGAGATGTTTTTTCTCCTAAGAAGGTATCATATACCTTTGTGGGAATAACTCTGTAGTGATAAAGGAATCGTAAGTCAAACTTTAAGTTATGACCTATTAGTCCCTTAGTCTCCAACAACTCTTTATAGTCGTTGATATCAATCGTAGTTAAATCAATTACGTATTGAATATCTCTATCTCCTAACTGAAGAGTGTAGAGTTTACAAGTATAAGGATCAAATCCTGAGGTCTCAGTATCTAATCCTATCCACTCTAAATCTTTTAGATAATCGAGGGATTCTTGTACAGTACAGATAGTTATGTCGGGTAAGGAGATATCTTGTTTAGTTACTAGATAAATCATTTTAATAATGGTCCTACTATCTTGTTGTAATCGTGAAGTGCTTCTCTAAGCTTTTGATACTTTTCTACCTGTGTGTAGTTGCCTTGTTCGATATCTGTAAGGCAAGTTCTATATACATCGTAGATAAGTTTTCTATCGTGGTTACTAAGCTTAAGAATTTTGTTTGATAACTGAAGCATATCTTCAGTAGTATCTTCTCCCCAAATCTTATTTAGAGACTTACCTAAGTTCCACACGTGATGTGGAGTGTAAAGGTTACACTTAGGACAAGCTGGTAATAAGTTTGTTAAATGGTAACGAGTAGATACTTTAGTTCTACCTACAAAGTGTGCACATTGTAAGCCTTTAGGGTCGAGGGTAATCTCACAAGCATGGCACTTGTTAATGTGTGCACCTCTTACTAACCATGATGTTATTTGATCTAACTTGGTTTGAGTAATGGTTTCTTGTTTGATCTTTCTCTTAATCTCTTTCTTTACTTTCTGTTTAGCCTTTTTCTCTTTAACTACACAGCTAGCACAAAGTCTTTTGGTCTTGTTTGCAATAGCCTTTACTTTACCGCACTCAGAGCAAGGCTTCTGCAAGTCTTTTTCTTCTGGGCTTCCTTTTACAGGAACTTTCTTGATTGTTCTCTTTAACATGGTATACAAATATAACAAAAGAAAAGGGGATCTGTTGACCCCCTAATCTTTTTTGGCATGCAAGAGAATTACAAAGATAACTCTTCCTGAAATACAGGACTATGCAATTCAGAAATTAACTCAAAGCCTCTGTTGTTGATAGTATAAGCTGTACCGTGGATCAAAGACTCACGCTTATGCTCTAAACTTTTGTGTCCCATCATGTAGTTAGTAAAGCGAGTAGTAGCATTAAATAAAGCGTAAGCTGTATTACCGTGAGTACCGTATTCTGTAGCAATAGCTTGTCTAAAATCTAAGATACGATTCTTAGTACGTCCTGCTTCCCCATCTCCACCAATAATTCCTAAGATAAATTCATCTGTAACTACCTCAGGAATGTTTACTTTGCTTAACTCGATTAGCTTTTCAACAAACTGCTCCTCTTGATAAAGAGAGTTTTGTAACTGAGAAATGATTACAGCCAAGCGACCATGAGAATTCTTAGTATGTCTTACCCTCTGAGAGTCTTTTAGAGCCATGTAAAAGGTATTTGCACATACAACTGTTACATTGGTTGCTCCAAAGCCAATAGGAGAGCTCCCATCGTGTGATGTAAGGGCTGTTAAATAACGCTTATTCTCAGATCCTCCAATAGTAACATCTGTTAAAGGGAACTGATAGTATACTTTTTGGCCGTCTCCTAAGAAACCACCTCTTTCTCCCGAGATATTAACCCTAGCAGCAGCTTCTAAAAGCATATCTAAGATTTCTTCGTTTTGTGTAGGAACATATTTTGCTCCTACAATACCTAAACACTTGTTGTTGTCTTGTCTGAAGACACCATAAGCAGGAGTAGGTTCTCCATTAGGACCTACGAGTCCTCGTTTTTCTACTGTCCAGTTAGTCCTGGAGCTTTCTAATAATTGTTGTTTGTTCATAATCTTTATAAGGCTGGTCTTTTAAATGTGTCGATAAATCTACTTAGTTCTTCTAATTCTTTTAGTCTTCCTTGTACTTCGCAGTATTCGTATTCACTGCTTTGTTCTTGTTCTTTTACTTCTTTAATTCTAGTAGTAAGGTGTTCTACTAATTTACCTTTAAACTCTAGGTGACCCAGAGTCTCGAAATCTTGCCAATTCATGTTTTTTATTTTAAGTTTTGTAGCCAATCAATCTGATCTCCGTTGTTGGCCATTAATATTTCGTTTATTCTTTTAAAGTGGTCACAACCCCATTTTCCACCTGCATATAAAGCGGCTGCAGGATGAGGTGCAACTAAGATGTGATGAAACTTATCATCAATTAAAGGAGCAAACTTTAAAGCATCTTTACCCCAGAAACAGAATATAAGTCCTGTGGTATTGTCATTTAAAGTCTTGAATACAGCTTCTGTAAACTGATGCCAGTGAGTCAGATGTGAGCCTGACTTACCTTCTTCAATAGTTAAAGCGGCATTAATTAAAAGCACTCCTTGCTTAGCCCATGCTTCTAAATCCATATCAATAGGAAATGATAGTTCGTCTGGGTAAATGTCTTCTTTAATCTTGTTGTACATAACCCTTAAAGAAGGAGGAACTTGATCTCTATTTCTTGGACTGAAAGCTAAGCCATGTGCTGTGGGTTCTCCTTTGTACCTACCTGGGTAAGGATCTTGTCCCATCAGAACGATCCTTACTTTCTGGAAGGGAGTTAAATTAAAAGCCTTGAAGACTTCATCTTTGTGAGGAAAGATAGACTTAGTTTTTCTCTCACTTGCAATGAAGCCCCCAAGGCTCTTAAAGTATGGACTTTCTATTGTATCTCTTAGGTGTAGGTACCAATCATCAGGTACATTTATTATTTTTTCCATGTCTTCTAATCATTCGTCTCTGTCTATTATCTAGAGTCTGAATAACAATATTAGGATTTACTTTAGTAGTCATAGACTCTGGGTACTTTTCTTCTATTTTATTTAAGATTTGATTGTACTTAGTCTTGTAACTAGTTATTGTGTCGTAGAAGTCACAATGCTGTCTGATTGCATGAACAATCGTAGAGTGATCTTTGCCTAACAATCTTCCTACTTTCATATAAGTGTAGTGAAACTGTATTAAAAGAACTGCAGCAAACTGAAATCTTGTCTCTACTAATTCTCGTTTACGACTATAGAGTACAAAGTCTCCAATGCTTACTTTGTTTATCTCACAAGTAATACGCATTACTTCTAACTCAAACTCTGTAAACTTAGCTAAGTTCACTCTTACTTGTAAGGATTTCTCCATTGCAAGCTTTTTCTTTCTTGCAGCTTCTTCAGGATCTACAATGCTAACTCTTCTACTATAATACTGTTTATTTTTAGATTTTTTACGTACTACTTCAAGTAGGCCTTCTCTTACAAGGGCTTCTATTTTTAGTTTGTCAAATACAATCTCTAACGCTTCGTCTACAATATCTTTAATTCGTGGCATAATTTAATTAATTTTTCTCTTCCGTGATCCTTATAAATGTCGCTAATGTCTTTACCTAAACTAGCATGGTGGTATAATACAGGAATATCATACATCTCTGATATTTTCTGTGCACCTTCTATACCTGCTCTATCTGCATCAAACCACACATATATGTTATCAAATCTTGCTTTGAGTAACTCATAAGCATTTTCTGATATAGGTGTGGTCTCACTTCTTACTGCAACTGCGTTAACTCCAATAGAGTGTAAAGTCATAACATCTTTAGTACCTTTAGTAATAACCAGTATACTTCCCTTATGAGGAAGCTGTGTGTATCCTTCTAACATTCCTCCGAAGAAATTTGTTCTAAACTTTACTCTTTTATCCGCATAAGGACGATAAAGTTTAAATTTATCTTTCTCTTTGTAACGATAGCAAGGATCAAAGTCATTATTAACGTACCAAATGTTGTCAGCTATCCAAGCTTTGTCTACTCGTCTTACATCATAGAACTTAAGAATACTTGGTGTAACTCCAAATTGAGCCCAATATTCTAAGTCTTTAGGGGAGAAACGTGTAAGTTTAACTTTGATAGATGCTGGCTTTACTTCTGCTGGCTTTACTGTCTTAAGACTATCTACCTCCATTTTAAGACCTAATCTATCTTCTAGACTAAAGTTCTTAAGTTGGAAGTCTGATTCAATCTTATAAAGAATATCAGGATACTCATATCCTGTTCTCATTTGAGCTATGTCGATACAGTTGTAGTGGACTTTCTCAGTAGCATAATCTATAAAATAAAGATTACCTCCTTGACTCCACTTAAAGAAGCATGTTGCATGTTTATCAGATCTGAAAGGATTCTTGTACTTGTTTCTTAGGTTAATCTTCTCTCCAAAGTAAAACTCCATGAGCTGTTCTTGTCCTAATAACTTGTATAAAGTTTGGACATTAGGTCTAATTTCAATACTTGTCAGATCCATAGGAATGGTTTTTAAAAGAAAAAGGGGCTACAAATGTAACCCCTTTTCTTAGAAATGAAACAGATTGTTAAAATTAAAATAAGCTATCTACATCATCACTTACAGAAGCAGTAGCTACGTCACTTCTTTCCCAAGACATCATGTCATCAGAGAAAGGACTTTCTACTTCGTTAGAAGCAGGAGCATTGTTCTCTGTGTATTCTTTGAAGTCAAAGGTTCCATAGTAACTCTTAAATCCATACTCACCAGTAACTTGCTTAGCTACATAGTCAGTAATCTTGCTGTTTACGTTTACAAATACTTTAGTGCAAACGTCTTGGTATTTGTCGTCTTTAATTCCCAACAATACTTTAACACCCATGTTGGCTTTGTTAAAGTGTGCAAAGAAATCTACCAACTCATTACCTTTACCTTTTGCAATAGAACTCCAAGAGTCCAATACAAATGGCTTCTCTTTAGGAGAGATATTACCATAAGCCTTCAATAAAGAATACACAGACTCTTCTCCGCCTTTAGCTTCACGAACACTCTTAAGATCCATTCTACGAGAAGGATCTAAACCTGCTTGTGCTTCACTCAAAGCAGCTAAGTTCTCAGCCCAAGAAGTACGAGTAAAGTTATCAATGAACTGTTTCTTACCTGCTTGAGAAGTACGGGTGTCGTTATTAACCCACAAAGAGAATTTACCACGCAAATCTGTTTTGAAGTCTGGATGGTTAACATACCAGAAGTCTAAACGCATTCCGTTATCTCCCTCGTAGTTAGGTTCTTTAACCTTGTCTTCGTCAATCCCTAACAAAGCAGCAAGTGCTTTAGTAGAAGGGTTAACAGCTACAATTTGGATAGGAGCAAATCCTGTGTACAATTTTTTGCCTGATGAAGGCTCTCTGGTTTCTAATTCGTCAAATTTCATAATAGTAATTTTTGTTTTTGTTTAATGTTTAATTTTTTATTTTGATTTTGCTGGTGTTGCTGGTGTTTCTTCTGTATAATAACTGTCAATAGAGTCACATACTGCTTTAAGATCATTAGGGATCAATGTTTCAGAGAACATACCCATTGGGCTCTTAGCAGGGTAGTTACGATAACGGTTAGTCACAAAATGATAAGTTGCATTCTCGTCTTTATCTTCACCTACGTGAGTGTAAAGACAGATTGTAAACAATCCTTCGAGAACAATTTGGTTGTCCAATGCTTTACCGATAGTCTTAATCTTCTGACCTACGATATGTCCATCATCCTCGATTGTCTCACTGTGAGTGATGTAGAATACTTTAAGGTCATTACGAAGCTTACGAGCAGTAGTAAGCATGTTAGTTACGTCCTTCGCTAAATTTACAAACTTACCGAAGCCTACTTCGTTTGCCTTCTTCATCATGAGGAATGACATAGAGTAGATAGCATCATCCATTACAATGTTTTTAATGTGAGGTGCTTTTTCGCTAATCTGTTGTAACAAAGTTGTAATTTGGTTGATGTCGTCTACTTCCATGTAATTCTTAGATTCTAGGTTGTAGAGTTTCTCAGCTCCTTTGAAAGGCAATTCTTTCCGTGCTACGTTAATAATAAAGGTTTCTTTGGGGTCTAAGGTTCTTACAGACGTAGATTTACCAGTGCCTGAAGGACCTACAATTGCGATTAGTTTTGAACTCATTTTATTTTTAATTTATTTTGTTTCTTCTATATTGTCTACGATGTCTCCTAAAGTATCCCAACCAAAGTTGGCTACAAAATGTACAGCAGCTTCAAAACAATTAGCAATATCCTGTGAGGGATCTTCTAATAGTTCTTCTCTCATGTCTGCATTATTGTAGAGTTCCTCTGCTACCCATAGGATATATTCATTTTCTTGGTGCTCTGTCCAGGTATGTTTCTCATACCATCCTTCCTCTTGGAAGTCTATGCTATCGTAATCTACATTGACTACTTCGCACATCTTTCTTATTAATCTTACTAAATAAGGGTTCTTTGCTTCTTCAATCATTTTTAGTTTATCTATTTAAAAAATTCTCATAATGTCTAGCCGTAGGGCTATTCATCTCTTGGGGTCTAGGTAACTCATCAAACTCTCCGTTAGCTCCGTTAAAGTAAAGTCCTATGCTTGAATTTTCTAAGCCATAGTATCGGTCTTTTAAGAACTTTAGAGATCTGTATTTATTACCTAGTAATGATACATCATAGCCGTTGTGTGTGGCTATGTTGTATCTAGCAGGACTAAACAAACCCATTACTATCTCGTAGTCTTGGTGTACACCCTTATTGATATGAAGTTCCTCCATTGAGGGTTCTAACTTCTCTTCCATAAGTTGACCTTTGTAAGTGTAGGTTTGTTTTTCTGATGCAGGGGTTTGTTGGTGTACGATTACGTTAACCATCTTATAACGCTTAGAGAATACGTCAAGAACATAATCTTTAATCATAAAGTCAAAGGTTTGATAAGACGATAACTTCATCTTGGTATCAGGAGCAATCTCATTAGATAGAAGACTGATGTGGTCTAGTACAAAGAATACCCACAAATCTTCTGATTTATACTTATATCCCGATACTATACGCTTACCTTCTTCTATTTCTTTGTAGGTGTACTCTCCTACCTCTGGATTCTCAAAGAATGCTTTTACGTACTTTGAGATACCCGTAGGATTTCTGATATAGTCTATTACCTCTACAATCTCCTCTAATCTTTGAATAAACGTTTCTGCTTGCTTAATCTTTTCTAACAGCTCAGAGTTTACTGTGAACTTACCAGTAGACTTAAGTTGTTGTACAGTTATTGTTATCTTGTATTTCTCATACATATAGATAGATATAAAAGACAGCCAAAAGTCTGTAGCACTTTCTTCTAAAGCAAAATAGAAAATCTTAGGTTTTATTCCACTATTGGACATTCTAACCTGCTTGTAGATGTTTAAGATAGTCATGTATTTAGCAAACTTTGACTTACCTACACCTGATGCAGCTGTTAAACAAGTAATAGATCCCTTAGTAAATCCACCATAGTGTTCAGCGAGACGAGGAAATGGGGGAGGAATAGAAGTTAAACCTCCTGTCTCTTTTAATGTTTTATTGTGCTCAATCTGAGCTAAGATTTTCTCAAAGCTCATAATTAAAGGATTTGATGACTGTTGTAAGCAGGTCCTGAGCCATTTTTAAGTTCTTCACACCACTTGGCTAAGTCGCTTTGGTCTACACCATCTACCTTCTTAAAAATAAAATAACCACACTCTCTTATGTATTTAATAGAACCTTGTTGCTTCATATAACTAATACATAAATCTGTGGCTTGTGAAATCTCTTCTAGAGTATAGTCATACTCAGAAAGAAACTTAATTAATCGTTTTACTACACTAGACTTATCTGTGGTTTTACCTGAGATACCTAGATTCTTAGCACTAAATTTGGATATGAAATCCCCCAACCAAGTCGGGGGAATCACAATATCCTTACTATTACTATGTTTAGGTTCGTCAATAAAAATTTCCTTAAGACTTTGTTCCTTTAAAGAACCTGGAACTCTACTAACCTGTAGTTTTCCTAAGACTTCTTCTGCATCGGCTTCTTCTAGTGCTTTAGGTGTCCAACTATAAGTTGTTCCGTTAAATAGAAGCTTCTCTTCGTAAATCCACTTGTCGATTAGTTTCTCTTCTTTAGCTATTGCCCAAAGAACCTCGTAAAATGTCTTCTTCATCTGCTTTCTTAATTAAAGTAAAGTTTACACCCTTAAATATGTCTTCGGATATAATTTTACCCGGGTCTACAAAGATAACGGATTCATCATCTTTTTCCAAGCTAATCTGGTCTTCTAGCCACATTTTTTTCATAAAAAGATAGTCTGGATGTGACTCCAGACTATCTCCATAGTGTTCTATTTCTATCATTTACATAACTTTACATAACTTTACATAAATTTACATAACTCTACATGTCTGCTATTTCTTGGAAGTCTACTAACCCCTTCATACACTGTTCAATCTTTGTTGCTACATACTCTTGGTCTTCCTTGGGTACGTTAAATACGCTTTCACAAGCATGACAACAAGTGTGTAATAAAAGATCATTAGTGATTACTAAGGTATTTTCTGCATAGCAATGAGGACATACATCATCCATAATCATTTCATCAAGTAAATCTTGTCCTATCTCTTTTACTGTGGGAAAGAAAGCTGAGAAAGATTTAAGTTCTGTTCTGATTTTAGGATCTGTATACTCAGGATAACATTCCATAATCCACTCATTGTAAGCTTCATATGCCTTTTCGTCTTCTGAGTCATCGGAGTCATCAACCAGTTCAGAAGGCATATCTTTACTCCAATAAGTAGATTGCTTGCCTATTTTAGATCCTGTAGACCCTGTAGATCCCTTAGAAGCAGAAGGCTCAAAAGGATCTTTAGTCTTAGACTTAGATCTTAGATCTACCCATTCTCCAGACATTGTATCATAATGCCAATCATCATCGTCATCATCAATATCAAACATATGAATTTGACGACCTCCATAACCAATAGGGGTAGAGGTAGATTTAACTTTAGATCCTCCATAAGGAAGTTCAGAAGTAAATACAGGTACATCGAAAGTAAGAGGAATGTTTCTCTCAGCAAGCATAGTAAGCATATCATAAGCAAAGCTAAAAGCATTGATTAAGAGAGCTACACTTGCTACCTCGGTATCTGAATGCTCGTTAAAATAACCGCACAATTGTGTTATCCTAGGGACTCTTTATTCCCTAGTTCTTATACTTCCTATTAGTATAAGTTCAGACTATATCATTATCTTAGAATAATTACTTGGTAGTAAAACTAAGATATTCTGCGCTCGTGGATATTTCTTCTTCAGCACCACCTGTTAAGAATACTTTATCTAGTCGTTACACCTTTACAATATTTCTATTGCACTTGGCTCGGGATTGGGATTCTCACCTTTCCCCGAATTCACAGAATTTGCGTATGTAGATCGCTCTACATAGGTCCTGAATAACTCGAATTTATTTAATTTACGTTGTAATGCTAATTTATAATCAACTGGTTTTATGAATTCCCAAAAAGGTAAAACAGACTTACGTTTTATATGTAAGTAAGTTATTCCTGCAGAATTCATACGACAGTAAGTATCAATTTCTTTTGGAAGCCAATTAAGTATTAAGTCTAGTATATCAGTAGTTTTACTACATATATATACGATAGGACTTGCTGCTTTTTGATACACTCCAATACACCCATCTCCGTCAAAATATCCTCTTATAAAATGAGGTCTTAACTCTACAGGTAGTTGGAGATTACCAAAGCCTTCTGTACTTTTTCTAGGATGGATTCCTTGATTAAAAAGATTTTCTACAAATAGTCTATTGTGTACATCAATTCTCCAAGCAGGAGTTGATTGGTATACTTTTTTATTAGACGAAACAATAACTTCTTTAGATTTATAATACTTTAAATCAATAGAATGTTTAATCTCCAAAGCAAGAGTCTCAAGTATATACTTGTCTTGTTCCTGGAGACCCAAAGAAAAAGTATAAGAGTTTCCACTTATTTTATCTTTCTTTATTCTTATACATCCATCAGCAGCAATTAGTCCTAA